ACCAGTTGCCTGCTCCGGCTGCTCCAGCGCGGACTCAAGCGTGGCGATCAGATCGTTCAGTTGCACAGCGTCTATGTCGCGGCCACTACTCCACTTGCCCAACGCCTCCAGCGCCTGCTGCGCTGCTTCTCGCAAGTTCATACCACCTCCCTAATTGCGTAGTCGTGCCACACCACTCCCTTGCTCGGGTCTCCGACCTTACAGGGCTTCACCCAAACATTCTTCCCGCTCCTGAGCCTGCGTAGATGCCCTCTGCGGTCGTGCTGGCGGGGCGATGCATGGGTACCACCCTTGGACTCGGATCGTGGCTTGGATGGCTCGATGTAGACCGTCGTCCAGTCGTAGGTAGGCGGCTTGCCTTGGGCGATCTTGCGCCGGTTGGTGAAGGTGTCCCGCACCACCGGCCTGTAGGCCGCGCACTGCTCGGACAACAGCCGGTACCAGTTCCCCACGAATCCCAGCACCATCTCGGCGTCCTTCTGGTCGATGTGGTCGCCCTCCTGCAACGGGCCGTACTTGATCGACCCGTCGTCCAAGGCGTAGACCATCAGCGGCAACTTGCGCGGCATCTGGCCATACGGCCCCTTGTGAACGGCCAGCACGATCCCGTTCTCGGGGTTGTCCCCCACGGTGATCATCAGCATCTCGTAGGTCTCATGGGTCTTAGTCTTTCCCTGCCAGACCACGACGCACTTCTCGAAGGGCGGCCGGTACTCTTGCAGCCAGTTCTGATCGACCGTGCTCTGGTCGAGCGTGCCGGAGACATCGAACCACTGCGTGTCGGTGATGTCGAAGTCGGACTCGGTCATCCACTTGATCGTGGATCGGATAAGGGGGGTCATGCGCCCCTCCTCTCGGCCACCTTGACGGCGATGTCGCCCTCGGCCATATGCCACATCAGACGCAGCAGGAACTCCTGAGACATCTTCGAGGTGTCGATGTGGAGGTGGGCCTCCTGCGCCACGATCATGCCGTCCACGATGCGCTTGGGGTTGCGGTACACCACCGTGGACTCGTAGACATCGAACCGGGCGTGCTCGTTCACGCCTGCGCTCCGGTGGCCAGCACGCGATTGATGGCCTCGACCATCTTGCGGGCCTGATCGAAAGTCAGGGTGCAGTTCGCACCGCCGCCGCTGACCTGAATCGACAACCACAACTCGTTGTCGTCGTACTTGTCCACGAAAACCACGCGCTCGAATCCGTCGGCGGTCTCAATACGGGTCTGAAGATCTTCGCTCATTTGTCGCTCCATTCGCTGTTGATGATGATGTAAGTATACATGAAACTTGGAAGGGGGTGTCAATCCCAATAATCGTCGCGGCTGCCTTCCATGGCCTCGAAGATTTCTTCGTCGATGCGGCTCTCGTCTTCGCGGCTCATCTTGCGCTCCAGCCACGGGGCCTTGCGGCCGCGGCGGTCAAGCACCACCCAACTGCCGCAACCGCCCTCGGCGGGGTAGCAGCGCTCGGGAGGGCCGGAGACCTGAGCAGGGACATAAGCCTCCCAATCAGTGACACCGATGAGGCAGGGGATGCCTGCCACGCGGGATTCGATTTCGGCGATGTACATGGCAGCCCCCTGATCAGAAGTTGTAGTCGTAGAACTTGACGGGCTTGTCGCTCAGGCCGAAGCGGCGGCCGTACTTGTCTTGCCAGCCCTTCTTCGCGCTCAGGCGGATGCGGATCACCGGATTGCTCTCGTTGCTGGTGATGAACCACTTCTGGTCACGCTGGTTGGAGCAGTGGGCGGCGAACCCGCCGACATGGAACTCCAACTTCACGCTCTCGTCGCGCTCGGTGTCCATCTCGCGGATCTCAATGGTCTTGTCGCTGATCACGCGCACGACCTCGTAGGGGGTCACATCGCTGTAGCCGTAGTGGTTTGCGTATTGGTTCATGGTCTCTTTCCTTCGCTGTTAGTCGGCACCACCGTGGTGTCGATGGTGTAATTCTAACTGAAATCTGGAGGGGGTCATCAACTTAGGACAAACCCTAATGCGGATGCTTGATTTCGGCCGGGGTCGGCGGCTGAAGGTAGCCCAGCAGACGCACTAGCACCATGGCCTCGTGCGGGGGCAGCGTGAGCAGGTACTGCTTGATCTCGTGGATCAGGTAGTCGCAGCCGTTGTCGAACCCGGCGATGTACTCGCTCATGACGGTCTCTGGCGCGTGCTGTGGTCTCATGGCTATCTACCCCCTTCCTCTCTCAGAAAATCGGTTCCTGCGGCCGTTACGGCCCATACCGCGGCCTTCTTGCGGTGCGCGGTCATCCTGCGCTCGCCGGTGTCCTTCACCAGCCCCTTGTTGGCCAGCGTCACCCGGCAGGGCCGGTACGAGTTGCCGTCCATCCGCATCACGCTCTGGCCCTCCTCGTCGGTCAGGCCGTCGGCGTGGCGGGACAGGGCCACCAGCACCGCCCGGGTGGAGCGGCCAAACTTCGGCGCGACTTCGGCGGCAGCCTCCCGGCTGGTCTCACTGTGCCGCTGGTGCGGCGGCAGGGTGCCCGGGTTCAGATCGGCCTCGATCAGAGCCACGCGGGTCTTGATGGCGTCGGCCACGAAGATGTCGTTGGTGCGGATGCTCTTGAGTTCAACGAGCACCATGCGAAGGGTTCTGCGACTCATCACTTGCTCCAGTGGTTCTCGCAGATATCCCCCGCGGCGATCCAGAGGATGCGCTGAAGGTTCTGCGGGTGATCGGCCAGTTCGGTCTCGTCCCAAGCCCCGTACTCGCGAAGTTCGTTTCGCAGAGACTCGGGGTCGATCTTCTCCAGTTGCCTTCGGATGCTGCGCTCGTTGGAGAGCGCCAGCACATCGTCGTCGCACGGGCCGGGGTGCGTGCAGGACTGCGCCTGCTTCAAGGTCATCTGGATCTCAATGCGGCCATGGGTTGATGTGAACCACATATCACTCCTCCGCGGCCGGTTGCTCTGGCTCCTCGCGGGAGATCACGACGAAGTCGCCCGTGTGCCGGTAGGTCTCGATCTCGCACTTGTTGAAGTTGGTGCTCATGCGCTGGTTGATGATCTCCAGCACCAGTTGCTCGACTTCGGCTTTGGTCATGATGACTTTCATTTCGCTTTCCTTTCGCTGTTGAAAAAAAGGGGCCGAAGCCCCGGGGTTCACTTGCTGGTGACCTTGATCGAGAACACCGCGGCGGTCTTGGTGTGCTCGGCGATCAACTCGGCCGGGATGTTCATGGCCTTAGCCACGGCCTTCCAGTCAACCGTCGAGCGGTTGGTCTCGATGTAGGTGGCCTTGAAGAGGTCACCCTCGAACGACTTCTGACCAGACAGGCTGGCCTCATCCTTGAGGGCGTCCGTCATGGCGTCGTATTCCTTGGTCAGGTCGGCGATCTGCGCCTTGAGTTGGCCCAGACGGTCGATGCTGATGTCGTTGCTGCCGGTGGTGATGGTGGTGTTCATGTTCGCTTCCTTTCGCTGTTAGACGCTATCGAATTGATCGCGTTGGTGTAATTCTATGTGAAATCCACGGGGGTGTGTCAAGCCCCCACAGAAATGAAGGTCTTTAGTTGTGGCGGCAGGGGGCCGTACTGCTCCTCCAGCAGGGCGGCGGTGTCCCTGAGCAGGTCTCGCTCGTCGTAGCCGTAGTGCTTGGGGAACCCTTTCGTGCCGAGGCCGTGCAGGCCCGTCTTGCCCCTGTGGTGCTCTGGGCATAGTGGGATGACCTCCCAGTGGCTGGAGCGCCTTCCAGCCCCCGTTCCGGCCCTCAGGTGGTGGATCTCCGCCGGGGTGCCCGGGTGACCCATGCGGCGGCAGACCGCGCAGCCCAGTTCGGCCACGCGGCCAAGGTGTTTTTTCTCAGCCAGCGTGGTCATTTCGGCAACTTCCACTCAATGACGGGTTTTGAGGTGTCGTTGTTGAACTCACAGGTCAACTCAACCGCCTCGTAGGCGCTTTTGCCGAGATACATGGCCATGATCGCAAAGTCGCGACCGGAGCCGATGGCGTAGAAGGGCAGACCGATTCGCATCCAGACGCCAGTGCCGTGGTGATATGCCGCATCCTTGATGACCAAAAGGAGCGAGGGGTCGTTCTCCTTTTCCTTGAAGTCCGGATACCCAAGTTCAATCACCTCGGCGGCCGTCATGTTGGCCACCTTGCGCTGGTACTTCAGGATCAGCGGCCAATCTCCCGCCCCGCCCAGTAGAAAATCCTTGCCCCTCATCACCTTGCATGGCTCGTACTGCTTGAGTCCCCAGCCATCAGTTCTCAAGGTGTCACAGGCCACATTCTTTCCATCCCATGCCACTGTGGTCATCAGTCGTTCCTTTCCTTGGCCCACTCGTTGCGGATCGCCGCCACCCAGCCCGCTTGGAAGTGACGGCGCACCTCCTCATCGCTGGCCGTGCGTGGTGCGCCCGGGTTGTCGAGGTAGTCGTTAAACGCATCCTCGAAGGACTTCACGCGCACCGGGCGCGGCAACTTCTCAATCTGTCGTTTCTCCATCTCAATCCATGCCTCTTCTTCTGGGTCGTCAATCATTTGCGCCACCCTCCCGGTTGATCTTGAACCGGTAGTCGTTGCGGTACTCGGTGGGCGGCTTGAAACCGTGTCGCTTCCATGTCGCCATCACATCTGAGCCGTGCGTCCATGGCTTGCCCCACAGAGTCGTTGGCTCGCGGTCTTGCTTAGAAGCCGCTCGCATGGTGTCGTCGATCAGAATCAATTTCTTGGGTTTCATGTTCGTCCTCACAGAGTTGCTTTACCTTCGGCGCGGTTGGTGGCCTCCATCGAGCGCCACACCTCGATGCGGGCCTGCGCCGCTACAAGGCCCCAGCGGATCTCCTCCTCCACTTCTACGGCGGCCTTCAGACCCTTGAGCAGTTCCACATACTCGGGATCTGAGTACGCCTCGCGCTCCTGCGCGTTGACTGCGTTCTCCAGTGATCGCTTCATGATGATGGCCTTGAGGGACTTTCGATATTCCTCAAGGTAGATGCGCTCGGCCTTGGCCTTGGCGTAGCGCTTGCCGTGCTTGAAGATGTACTCGATGGCCAGTTCTGGGTTCTCCATCAGCCAACCTCCTTCAGCAGGTCTGCAAGGTTGCTGAAGTCACGCTCCTCCCACTCCCTTGAAGACCGCTCACTCATGGTGCCCTTCTGCAATCGGGTCAGCCTCTGGCGTTCTTGCCGGATCATCTTTTTTACCTCGTCGATTACTCGCTGCTGCTCTTCTCTTGTCAACATCACTTTCTCCTTTTTCTCGTTGCCACAACATTGCGTCGGCCTGATCAAAAGCGGCCGCTGCGATGCTCCTTGCATCCATGTTGGCGTTGCGCGTCATCAGCGCAGACATCGCAAACATGGCGTAGATGTCTCTGAGTTCTGGCTCTGGATTCATTGCAGTTCTCCCATGAGCGCCTCACCGGCCGCGTCGGGGAACCTCGCACCCCATGCGGCCACTTGCAGGACATCCATCTTCTCCATGAAACCGTCTACCGCACCGATGCGGTACTCGATCTCACCGTTACTCGTCAGCACCCTGACGATGCCCACCGTGCCCTTGGCACCCGTGAACCAGATCCAGTTGAGCGGTCGGGATTCATTCATTCGATCACCTCAATTCGTACCTTGACCATCCCACCGATCTCTGGTGCCCAGTAGATCCGCAGGTCTTGGATCTGCTCGTCGTCCTCGAACACACCGGCGTGCGCCAGCCCGTCCAGCACCGCCTTGAGCAGGTTGTCCAGATCCCTGCGCCTGCGGTCTGGCCGGAACGCTTCGATCTCCACCCGCAGGGGTTTCTCGAAGTGCTTGGCAGCCCGCTGGATCAGCACCTGATCTGCGACCGCCTTGCGGTACTCGCGGCCCTTCTCGCTCAGGATCGAGCGGCCGTTGAACACGCGCCAGTAAGTGTTGACCGTCGGCGGCCAAGGCAGAGTGACTTCAATCATTGGCGCTGGCTCGGAATGCGGTTGAGGATCTCCGCGGCCAACTCCGGGTACCCGGCCAGATCCGCCATCTCCGCGCACGCTTGGCGCTCGATGAAGATCGCCTGCTTGCTGGTCTGAATGGCAATGGCCATGATCTCGGCCTTGGCCTGCGCCAGCGCCTCCTCGAACTCCTTCTGGGTGTACAGGGTCTGGCCCGCACCCTGACCCAACAGGAATCGCTTTTGGAAGTCGGACAGTTCTACTTTGCTCATTTCTCTCTCCTCGATGGGCATTCGCGCCCTTGGTTGCAGTTTTGATTGCACGGCGGACACTCACCTCCAGTCGCCATGCTCTCCGCGATTTCCCTTACTCCACTGGTCTCGAACATCTTGTTCCAGCCGTGAGTTCGGATGAAGTTCATTCCATCCCTTGTGATGTCGGCCAGTGTGGTCACGGTAACCATTGAGCCATCGGTATGCACCATCACGATCTTCAATGCGCTTTTTGATGACCCATCGAACGAGACAACGGTGGCGATGTTCATCTTCACCCTCTCCTTCCATCAAAATCTCCCTCTATCGTCGAACGACATCGGCACAGCGCCGGGCATCTCGACGAACTGCTGGCTCTCCTTGTCGTACCAAAGAGAGAACCAGTCCTCGGCCTCACCGTTGCGCTGCTTCTCGCACATCAGCATGGCGTCTGGATCCTTGTCGTCAACCGCGACGCCAGATTGCGCCTTGTGCTCCTTCTTTTTGTTGCGCCACATCAGCAAAACATTGTCAACCTGATCGGCGATTGCGCCAGTCCCTTTGATGTCGTTTTTGTTCGGCTGAATCTCTTCGCTCTGCAACTTGCGGATGTGGTGGATCAGGTGAATGTGGACACCGTGATCGCGGGCCACTGCGGTCATCTCATCGACGAAGAATTTCTGGGCGTTGTAGTCATCTTCACCGGCCACGCACTTCATCAGCGAATCGATGAAGATATGCTTGATACCCAACTCAACCGCGCAGTACCGGGCCATGGCGATCACCTGCTGCGAGTTCGTGGTGCCCTGCTGGTCGTACAGGAACAAGCGGCCGTCGGCATAGACGCGGAAGCGGTCAAGCAGACCACCGATGTACTTGGCCTTGTCCATGAACTTCGGGAAGTCAATGTTCTCGCCAGCGAACTGGCGCAGCATCCGGTACAGCGTGCGCTTGGGCTTCATCTCGAAGGACGCAAGGCAGATCGGCTGCTTGTGCTTGATCAGGCCCAGCGCGATCTGGCCGGTGATCAGTGACTTGCCGCCGCCGTTCGATCCGGCGTATAGGGTCACCTCACCCGGGCGGAACTTGAAACTGTTGTGGGTCTTGGGCCAAGGCATCGGGAAGCCCTCGTCGCGCTTGACCGGCTGGCCCAGTTCGTCCTGCATCTCGTCCAGCCACATCTCGGCCTCGTGCACCTTGTGGGTCACATCGTTGGCCTTCAGGTACTTGGCGGTGTCGATCTCCTCGGACTTCAGCAGACGGATTCTGCGGGCCTCATCAAGGGCGCGTGCTCGCTGCTCAACTGTGTTCACATAAGTCAAACTAGACATTTGCGTACCTCATCGCTTCATCAATTCGCTGATATGCCACCAACATTCGCTTTTGATCCTCTTCGCTCGGCCACTTGCCGTTGGCGATGTCGAAAGCCACGATCTGAACCACGAGGGCCTCGAACGCGATCACGCGCATGAGGTCGCTGGCATAGAAAGCGGGCTTCACGCTGGGCTTGCCATGCCCGTACTCGCGCCGCTTCTCCTCCGGCGGGAACAGGTCGGTCATGTCCATGCCAACCGAACCGAGAACCGATTCGGTTTCGCACCCGGCAAAGCAGTGAACCAGCACCCGGCCGTCGGGCAACTCACGCACCGCGAGGCTTGGCCCCTTGTCGTCGTGAGCCGGGCAGCAGGCAGTCCATGAACCGTTGCGGCCGCGGACTTTGTTCAGCCGTTGGATAAGATTTTCGGCCGGAGTCACTTCACACCCCGATCAGAAATGCCCGCCAAGGGGCCAGATCGGGCCATGGCTGCGTTTTTGGGGGCCGGGTAAGGGGTCATATCACCCTCCGCATCGAAACGGCTCCAGAGGCCGGATTTTCGTCTTCCCACCGGCGCTGGTTGATGTAGGTCATCGGGGCAGGCTCGAAACCCGATGTCCACTGCTCCGAGGTCTTCATCGACGCAACATGGGCGATGATCTGGTCGGCCACCTTGTCGAGGTGGTGACGCTGCCACTTCGCAGCCACCGCAGCCTTGCCGACCTTGCGCTTGCTGCTGGGCCACACCGACCAGAAGTCCTCAAACCGCGACGCCGACGATATGGTTTTTTCTTTTTCTTCTTCTGTTAGGGTTTCAGTTCGGTTTTGATTCGGTTCCGATTCGGTTTTCTTCGGCCTGCCGCCTCGCTTTCCGAGGGCCGTGTTAGTTGCCACCTGATGCTGATATTTCGTGATTTCGATATCACAACGATGGTTCCGATACCCCTCTTCGGTGCGCTCGAAGAATTCCCCCAAAACCGATTCGGTTATGTCCAGATCGAGTCGAATCTTGCGTGAAACCGATTCGGTATCGAGTGGGATTGGGCGCTCGCTCATGTAGTACAGATCGAGCAGCCTGCGGTAGGCCAGATCCTCAGCGTCACTGAGGTGCATGGTGTGGGTGATGTAGTCACCGAGATGGAACTTGTACCAGATCATTTGAGCGCTCCGAAGATGTCGGGCCTCAACTCTTCACGGGTGACGAGTCCATTGGTCAACTGGTGGATCAGCACAGCCAACTCTGGGCTGGGCACTTGGTGGCCATTCGTGATCAGGGTCATCCATGTCTTGGAGATCCCCAACTTCTTGGCCAACTCCAACTGCGCCCCGCGGGGTTTGTTGGAGAAGTATTCCTGAAGTGTCATCGTTGCTCCTTTCGCTGTCAGGTAATGGCATCTTACACCAAAAAACTTTTTGCACAACCCCCGTTGTACTTCGGGGTTATACCTGCTAAAGTCGAGGGCACCTCAACAGCGAAAGGAGTGAATCATGCGTGAAGACGAGATGCATCAACTGATGCTGGAGAGGCAAGAGCGCCTTGAGGAAGCCCTTCACCGGGCCGAGTCAGGCAAGGCAACCCCCGACGACTGGTCGGTGATCCGCTACGAGTGCGGCGTCCCCCAGAAGTCCAACAGGAGCGAATGATGAGTTTGGTAGCGAAAGACAGCGGCGGCGAGGGCAGTTTTACCCCTGTGCCACCCGGTATGCATTTGGCGCGGTGCTACCGCGTGGTGGATCTGGGCACGCAAAAAACCGAGTGGCAGGGACAGATCAAGTACTTGCAAAAGGTCATGGTGCAGTTCGAGGTTCATGGAGAAGACGACAACGGCAAGTCGCTGGTCACCAGCAAGGGTGAGCCGATGTCCATCTCGAAGAACTACACCCTGAGTCTGGCGGAGAAGGCAACGCTTCGCAAAGACCTTCAGGCATGGCGCGGCCGTGACTTCACGCCCGATGAACTGCGCGGTTTCGAGTTGAAGAACATCCTCGACAAGTGGGCCATGCTCTCTGTGGCCAAGTCTCTGGGCAACAACGGCAAGGAGTACACCAACATCATGTCGGTGAACCCGGTGCCTGCGGCCATCAAGAAGGCCGGTCTTCCACAAGGGTTCAACACCCCGGCGATCTTCTCGATTGCTGATGCAGACATGGAACTTTTTGAGACCTTCGGCAAGGGCCTGAAGGAGAAGATCCAGTCGAGTCCCGAATGGCAGGAGCGCGAAGGCCGTGAGTACGCACGCGGCGAGCAGATCTCCGGCCGGGAGCGCGAGGCCCGCACCGGGACGGGTTTCGACGACATGGACGACGATATACCTTTTTAGTAGGGTATATTAGAGGCATACCGTTTCAAAAGAGATCACCATGAAGGTATGCCGAGAGTGCAGTAAAGAGAAGCCCCTCTCTGAGTTTTACAAGCAGGCCAAGATGGCGGACGGACACTTGAACAAGTGCATTGAATGCGTCAAGGCGAGGGTTGCAAAACACAGGGAGGACAACATTGAGAGGGTGCAGGAGTACGACAGAAAGAGAAGCCTACTCCCGCATCGCGTAGATGCAAGAAAGGAGTACCAACGAACCGATGAAGGCAAGGCCGCAAAAAAACGAGCCATGGAGACATACAAAAAACGGTATCCGTTGAAGTACGCATCTCATGTGATCGTGAGCAATGCCGTCAGAGATGGAAAACTCACACCAGCAGAGGAATGCTCGGTGTGCCACTCGACAACATCGATAGAAGGACACCATGACGACTACACAAAACCATTTGAAGTGCGGTGGCTGTGCAAAAAATGTCACACCAAATGGCACAGACACAACCAACCAATTTACGAATAGTCTGTAGATCAAAAACGAGGCAACTATGACCAACACAGTCACTCTGGAGAAAATCGAATCGAAGATTCGCAGTGAGTCGTACATCGTTTTGCCCGACGGGCGAACCACGATCTGCCAGATCACACTGATCAACAACTTCACGGTCAACGGCCACTCGGCCTGTGTCGATCAGAAGAACTTCGACTTCGAGATCGGCCGCAAGATCGCACGAGAGGACGCCATTCGGCAGATCTGGCCGTTGGAGGGATACCTGCTGTCGCAGCGCATCTTCGAAAACACCGCCAAGTTCATGCTGTCTGCCGAAGATGTGAAAGCGATGAAAGAGGCCGGGATCTGGGAAGACCTCGACAAGCGCTACTGCATCATCAACCGCATGATCGCAGAGCGCCAGCGTGGTCTCAACATGATCAAGATCGAAGAGCCGCAGGAGAAAGCCGAACCCGAGGCTCCTCCTGCCGTCAAGGCCGCGCCGAAGAGCAAGAAGAAGGATCCGACAGCCCCCTACGGCTACAAGAAGGATGGCACACCCAAGAAGCGCCCGGGCCGGGCACCAAAGGAGCAGGCATGAAGCGCTACATCGGAGTCAAGGAGATCAACGCCACGCCCATGACGCGGCTGGCGTACAACCATCTGCGCGGCTGGCAGGTTCCCGCTGACGAGAACCCCGACGACGAGGGCTATCTGGTCGAGTATCTCGATGGCGGACAGGCCAACCACTCTCAGTTCAAGGGATACATCTCTTGGTCGCCGAGGGATGTGTTTGACCGGGCCTACCGTCCAGCAGAAGGCATGACCTTTGGCCTCGCGCTGGAGGCCCTGAAGAAGGGCCACAGGGTGGCCCGCAAGGGCTGGAACGGCAAGGGGATGTGGCTGTCTCTGTCCGGGGATGCAAACCTGACCCGGTATGTGGAAGAGGACAAGTTCTGGTCGAAGAACAACAGTGACTTCGCGCTCGCTCAAGGCGGGGCTGCTCGCGTGCTTCCGTGCATCACCATGAAGACCGCAGACAACGCGATCTTGATGGGATGGCTGGCATCGCAGACCGATATGCTGTCCGAAGACTGGGAGGTCGTATGAAAGATTTGTCCCGACCAACCAAGATCGTCATCGGCGCGGTGACGATTCTTCCGATCTGGCTCGGCCTGTGGGCCGGGTCTTTTCTCGTCATGATCAAACTATGGGAGGCTCTATGAGCGACAGTTTCTGGAGTATTGCAATCGCCGCTTGGGTCTTTCTCGCGTGGCTCACTCATGTCATCGTCTGCATCAGCACCAGCAAGTGGATCTTCCTGCTGGCTGGCGCGATCTTCTTCCCTGTTGGGTGCGTGCATGGCACCGGCGTCTGGTTCGGGGTGTTCTGATGGACGACTTCGAAGAGATGCCGAAGATGGCCGGGTGGCACGAGGCCAAGGTGCGCGTTGAAACCTTTCCGAGCATGGTTCCGACCCACCGGCTGCGCTTCGTGGAGCGTAAGAGTTACATCAAGAATGGAGAGGCATTTCGCGAGCCGTTCACGATGAAGATACTCCAGCAGTGGTGGGCACCGTTTCGCACCTTCTCCGACGGCTACGGTTACCAGACTGTGGAGTTGAAGGGCGGCGAATGGCGAGATGTACAAGTCGAAGAGGAGAGCACATGATCGCAAAAGAACCACGCGCCAGCGAATCGAACCACTGGTACACCCGTGACGGTGTGCCCATGTACACGGTCGAAGCGGTCAAGGGTGGCCAGCGTGCCACCACGCTGCGCGACGCCCGCAAACTCAACCTCGTCCCCTCGGTAACCACGATCCTCAATGTGGCCGCCAAGCCGGGTCTCACCCAGTGGCTGCAAAAGCAGGTGCTGCTGGCCGCGCTCACGCTGCCCCGCATGAAGGATGAGCCGGAGGACGAGTTCATTGCCCGGATCATCGACGACTCGAAGGAGCAGGGCCGCGCCGCTGCTGATGCCGGTACCGAGATCCACGCATCGATCCAAGGCTTCTACGAGGGCGGCCCGGTCACTCGGCACAGCGAGCACATCACCGGCTGCGCCAAGGCGGTCTTGGAGACCTTTGGGCTGCATGGCTGGATCGCCGAGCGGGCCTTCGGTCACGAACTGGGCTTTGGGGGCAAGGTCGATCTGCACTCACCGCAAGGCGTGGTGATCGACATCAAGACCAAGGAATTCACCGACCCCGCAAAGGTCGATGCATACGATGAGCACCTCATGCAACTGGCAGCCTACCGGGTTGGACTGGGTATGCCCGAGGCTCGATGCGCGAATGTGTTCGTCTCGCGCAGCGTGCCCGGCCTGACCCGTGTAGTCGAGTGGTCGCAGGAGGATCTCGAACGCGGGTGGAAGATGTTCGCCGCCCTTCTCAACTTCTGGCAGTTAAAGAACCAACACCAATGAAACAGATCAAGGCATTCGTCACAGAAGACGGAAAAATACACGCGACCGAAGAGGATGCGAAACGACACGAGATGGCCCTGTCCAAGCACACCGCCATCGATGACTTCCTCAACAGCACCGCGAACCCCTACACCGCGACGCCGCAGAAGTCCATCGCTCGGCAGTCAATCATCAACTGGGAAATCTGGAAAAAAGATGCTAAGTGAAGAACTCATCAAGCAGGTCTTCTTCCAGAGTGACCGCCCGCGAAAGGACGCGCTGATCGCCGACGAGGTGGACATCGTTCAGTTCGCGCAGAACATCGAGGCCATCGTCCGCATTGAGGCCGCTCGTGAAGAGCATCGGCGCTGCGTGAAGATGGTCTCGGAAATGAACCGCGAAGTCGGTAGGGCACTGGACAACCAACGCCCATAAAAAAACCCCCCTCCGAAGAGGGGGGCGTCAAGGAGCCGTACTGGGCAACTATCAGTACGGGTGCGGAGGGGGAGACTCCCTCCGAACCTTATGGAGCGGCATATTCTGCGGATGGGACTGGAGGTGCAGTCTCCCCAGTTCTCTGCCGCTCTTTTTCTCTTTCGCGCAGGTAGTTGATCAGCGCAGCGCCACCGCCGACAACCGAGGCCGGTATCGTCAGGGGCGGGAACAGCGCGGCCAGACCAGATGCGGCCGACACACCAGACAGACCTGCCTTGATGTAGTCGGGTTCGTCCTTCCGCAACTCGCTGTACACATCGGCACCCTCGCCGCCAGCACCAGCAAGAGCGAGCGGGGGCACTACATACCGACCGACCGTGGCCGCGCCAGACACCACCGGGCGGGCCAGCGCCTTGAGTTCCTGCGTCACGACCTGCAAGCCCGATGGCTTGGGCGGAGCGGTCGGGATCGGCTGCGTCGGGGGCAGAGGACGAAGGCCACCGGCCTGCGGGGGCTGGCCCGGGGCCGCAGGTGTGGGCGGCTGGTTGACGAAGGACTGACGCGGGCCAGATCCGACGCTGGGCTGCGGGGTCATGATGCCGCCGTAGCGCGGGTTCTCTACGAAGGTGTCACCCGGAAACCGTTGCTGAATGTTCGTGAGGGCCTGCTGGCGCTTGTTCAGCAGATCCCAGACCTCGCCCTCGGCCTTTCCGGTGCCCAGCGCACGCCCGGCCTCGATCTCCGGCAGCCCGTAGACCCGGCCGTAATTGAAGGTCGCGCTGCCCGGGCCGGTGGCCGTGGGGTAGGTGCCCGGGGCACCCAGTTGCGTGGGGCCGCCCGGCAGCCCGCCCGGGGGTTGAACCCGAACCACGCTCTGCGGGGCACCAGACGGGGCCGCAGGGGCCGCGCCGGGGCCTGCTGGGGGCATACCCCCGCCGGGCAGTCCTGCGCGTGCCTGAGCCGTGATTCGACCCGTCTCTGAGGCTTCGCCAAGGGCGGAGGCAGCGCTCAATGCACCAGACTTACCTGCGCGGTACGCAGAAACGGCCGCGCCTGCACCAGCACCGCCGATCTGCCCCATGCGGCGCTCTTGGGCCTCCATGGCTGTTTGCTCGTCGGCGCGGATGCGGGCGTCTCGCTGCTCGTCGGTTTCGCCGGGAGGGGCAGCCTCGGGCGGCGCGGCCTCGGGTGCCGCTTGGCCCTCTTGCTGGCCTTCGGTGGGTTTGGGTGCGAAGGTGCCATAGGAGTTGATCGAGCGCAGATAGTCGAACACCCGCGGATCGGGGTCTTTGCCGGAGGACATGGCTTGGATCGCGCCCGGCCCGCCGTTGTAGTAGATCGCGGTCAACTGGGGGTCGTTGCCGGTGGCCTCCAGACCCTTCTTCAGGTACTGAACACCGGCCTCGATGTTCTGGTCGAGGTTGGCCAGTTGCTTCTCGTTGAACCCCATGCCCTTACCGGTACCGGGCATGACCTGCATCATGCCGATCTCGCCGGAAGACCCACGGGGAGGATTGGAGCGCAGGCGGCTCTCCTGAAAGGCGATGGCCACAGCCAGTGATGGATCCACGCCAGCACGCTTGGCGGCACGCGCCACCTTCTCGGCGTTGGTGGCCTGCTCTTCGTCCAGTTTGTCGATGAAATTCAGCATGGCCTCTCCTTACCGCTTTTCGAGTTCTTTGCGTGCGCGTTCGCGTGCGGCGTCCAGCCCGGGGTTCTGACCCGGACGAGTGGTCGCGGCAGGGCGTTGTGCAGACGGCAGCGCGGGCAAGCGCCTCTCCATCTCGGCCAGACGCTCCTCGTACTTCTTCTCCAGATCCTTGAACATATCGCTGCGCTCGAAACGCAGGAAGGACTTGCCGGGGTTTTGCTTCTCCCACGCATCCCACGCATTCGCGACATCCATGTCGAACTGCGAGCGCTCCTTGAGCAGGTTCAGGCGAGTGCGGAGAACCTCGGGGCTGTTGGACACGCCGCCGGGGATGCGCTGCACGATACGGCGCTCACCCTCAGTGACCTGACCCTGACCCTGCAAGTAGATCCGCGTGAAGAGCAGTTCCATCTCAGCCAGATCCGCGGCCGCCTTCTGGATGTTGTCCAGATCCCTCTGCTGCACACCGGGCAACAGTTGGGTGACCGACTGCTGCAAGGCCGGGAAGTTGATCGAGCCGCTGGGCGTTTGCACACCCTGCGAAACGAAGTTGCCGATGGCGCTCATCAGGCCCGGGCGCTGGAAGATGCCGAAGTAGTTCTGACTCTCGCCGAGGTAGTTGCCGACGCGGCCAGTGATGCCGTAGATGCGGCGGGCGTTGCGGTCGTTCTCGGAGACGGCGGCCTCGCGCTCCGCGGCCTTCGTGCCCAACTTGGTGGCCCGTGCCTTGCGCTCTTCTTCCTCGGTCTGCTTTTCGCCCTCTGAGCGCAAAGCGCCAGTGCCCTCGCCTGTCGCGCCGGGGCGATCCGGCCCCTTGACGATGCGATCCGCCAAAGAGTAGTAGCGCGGGTCGTTGTTGGCCCGGTACATATCGAGCAGCGCGGCGGACTTGGCATCGACCTTGAAGGTCTGGCCGTTGATCTCGCGCTCCACCAGATCACCCTTCGGGAAGGCGTAGAACATCCCGGTGGCCAGATCCAGCACGCCACCCTCTTTGGTCTGGTAGCGCTTCTGCTCGATCTCTTGCGCCTCTTTCAGGATGTCCTGAGCAGACTTCTTGGGATCGAGCATGGCGGCTTGGATGTACCGCTGCGAAGAGATGATCTCGGGGTTCGGGGGTGCCACTTGCACACCCTCTATGCCAGCAAAACCCGGAGGCTTGCCGGGCAAACCACCGCCAGCAGTAGCCGGTGCAGCGCCGGGCAGCCCGCCGGGGCCAGCAGCGGCAGCCGGGCCGGTAGGGGCAGCGGGGCCTGTAGGTGCGGCAGCAGCGCCGGGGCCGGGCAGACCGCCAGAGGGCGCACCCGAGGTCGGCATCCCGGGCATACCAAGATTGCCGCCACCGAGGATGCGCTCACGCTGGCGCAGGCGCTCCAGTTCGAGGCCGGACTGCGCTACAGCCAAGCCCTGTTGGGCCTGCTGCTGTTGCTCGATGATGCTCTTCTCTTGGGCCTCACCAAGGCTGCCTGCGACACGGCCGAGCGACTCCATGAAACTGCCGGTCTTAGTCGGCGCAAGAAACCCCTGAGCGGCCGCCAGCCACATCGGATCGAAGGTGCGGTTCTTCCGCAGGTCGAGGGACTCGTTCAGTTTCCTGAGCGCATCCTGATACACCCGGTTCGCCTCAAGGGTCGCGGGATCTGTGCCGGGGACATAGGCCGCCCCGGTAGGAACTGCTGGGGTTTTTTCAGCCATGATTACTCCCCGGGGCCGCCAACAATCGGAACTGCATTGCCGCTGGTGTCGTAGTACGAGCCGGTTTCCTTGTCGTAGTACACCGGCACACCTGCGGCGTTTTGACCCGCAAACTCGGTTGCATCCACATTGAATGACGCCCCGCCAAGTTTGCTCAACAAGGCCCTGCCCCAGTCAAACAGTTTGTTGGTTCCGACGCCCACAGCATTACCACCGGCACCAGTGGTTCCGCCCTGCGTCGCACCGATCAGTGACAGCACGCCGAGCACATTTTCCAGATCGGACTTCTGGTACTGGCCAGCCGTTCCCGGGCCGACCCGAGTACTGGTCTGAGTCGTTGGCACTTGGTAGCCGCGCATCAGGCCAGAGGCCGTGGTGGCGGTCTTCAAGGGATAGTCAAGCAGGCTCTGCTCATATGCCTGACGCTCCGCACCGGCCTTGGTCAAAGCACCTGCGCCGGTCAGCCCCAGATCCTGCTGCATCTTGGCCGCCTGAGCCTGCTGCTGGCCAGCCTGAGTCAGGAAGGGCAACTCACCCAGCGCGGTCTTCAGGGCCTCGCTGTAGCCGCTCTGGAGGGCCTGAGACTGTTGTCCCATTAGGTTGCGCTGGGCGTCACTCATGGCCTGACCCAGAGCACCGGCATAGCGTTGACCACCAAGACCACCGCTGCCAACAAAACCGGCCTTCAGGGTCGGAAGCACAGAGCGCTGGAGGGACTGCTGCTGGAGCCGCTCCATCTCATCGACCACCGCGCTGGTGTACGGATTCATCAGATCCTGTACGCGCTGGCCGGTGACGCCTTGCGCGGCGCGACTGAGGGTGTCCTGAGCGGCGCTCAGACCCGGCTTGTAGGAACCGGCGGCCTCGGGGATCTGGCCGTAGCCAACGCTTTGCAGAGCGTCGTAAGCGGCGATGCCCTCTTGCGGGGTTCGAGCCAATGCGCCCTGACCGGCCTTCGAGAGATCGGTCAGGTAATTGGTGTAGTAGTCTGGCGCAGTGTCTACTCGGGTATCGGTCGTCTTGATATCCGGCAGCGGCGCTCCTTGGGTGATTGCCATGGTTACCTCCTAGCCTTTCGTTTCGTGTCCTTCAGGTAGTCCAAAGGAGATTTCTTTGCCGGAGGAGGGAGATCCTGCGGCTTTGCCGACCGGTGATACGCCCGAATCGAGTGCATCATGTCGTAGAGTTTATCGCTGCCAGCCTTCGTTGAGCCATTTCCAAGGGCCGCGACGACATCCGCCGGGAAGACAAACTCCCCGTCAGCCAGCATGGCCGGGATGTCATCGGACTGGCCGTCGCCGGGGCCGGTCACCGCATCACCGCGGCGGAAGTCCACGCGCATCTTGCCGGAGTGCTCGACCGTATTCAGACCGCCGCCAGCGTACCGGCCGTGCCGGGTACCGGTCGTGCCGCCTTCGGCCATCAAGACGCTGGCCAGCCCACCCTCCTTGGCACCCAGCGTGTAGGGCGTGAAGGCGGTTCCCATGCCCTTGAGCGGATTCAGGATCGCATCGATCTCGTTGGCCGTGCCGTAGGAGAAGTAATTCTGATCCGGCTGCTGTTGCCCCTGTTGAGGCTGTTGCGCCTGCTGCGCTTGTTGTGTCTGTTGCATAGGTTGTCCAGTCGGCGTTTGTGCGGGGGTGTAGGTGCCCTCTTTCACGGTCTTGAGGAATTGCTCCAGAGGGCCTTCGAACTTGGCCGCCGGTGCGCCGGAGGTCATGAACGGGTCTTTGAAGGATGGCCCCGAAATAGCCTCATCACCGCCGCCGGGTCTGGCGACATAAGACATGGCCCGCTGGGTCAACTCCCTGCCCTTGGCGGCTTGGGCTGCGGCACGAGCGGCAGCGGCTTGACGCTCCTTCTCGGCCGCCATCTCGGTCTTGATGCCAGTGATCTCCCCGCCCAGCAGGGTTCCGACATCGGTGATCGCCGTCTGGAGGTTCTCGCCCATCTGCACGCGGGCAAGCACCTCAGCCTTTTGGTTGGCGTTGAGTTCCTCGAACTGCGCCTGAGTCTCTTTGCTCAGGGTTTGCAGTTGGGTCTGAACTGCCTGATTGGTCTGGACAAGGTTTTGCTGGACGGTGTTGATGGCCGTCTCAAGGTTCTGCCCCATCTGCACCCGAGCATTGACCTCAGCCTTCTGCGCTGTTGACATATTGTCAAAAGCGGTTTGGGTCTGCTGGCTCAGACTGGTGATCGACTCGCTGATGTTTTGCAGCGCCTGCTGGGTCTGGGTTCCCTGCTGGGCCACCGTTTGGGCGACAGTGTTGATCGCGCTCTCAAGGTTCTGACCCTGCTGGACACGAGCGGCCACCTCGGCCTTCTGAGCGGCGCTCAGGGTGTCGAATGCGGTCTGGGTCTGCGTGCCCAGTTGAGTGACAGCGTTGCTGATGTTGTTGATGGCCGTCTGGGTGTTTGTCGCCAGATCAGTCACAGATTGCGAGGTCGCCAAATTTGCGGTTGCGTTGCTGATCGCTGTCTGCACCTGAGCCGGAGTGGCGGTCGCAGGCAACGCCGCCAGCGCGGTGTTGACAATGTTCTGCACCTGCGTCGAGGTCAAGCCCGGATTGGCCGCCATCGTGGTGTTGATCAGTTCCTGCACCTGCGCCGTGGTCAAGCCCGAGGCGGTCGTAGTGCCAGTAGTCGTACCGGTTCCGGCTGCGGTGCCAGTGGTAGAGCCGGTGCCCGCCGCTGTTCCGGTGGTCGTGCCCGTAGTGGCCCCAGTGCCAGCAGTCGTTCCAGTGGTTGTGCCTGTCGCGGTGCCAGCCGTAGAACCGGCAGTGGTGCCTGTGCCAGCAGTTGTTCCGGCAGTTGATCCAGTGCCCGCCGTTGTGCCAGCAGTGGTACCGGCGGTCGTACCCGTCGTGGTGCCAGCCGTTGTTCCGCCAGCGGTCGTTCCAACAGTGGTGCCCCCGGCCGTGGTTCCGCCGGTTGTCGTGCCACCAACAGTCGTTCCGGCGGTAGTCCCGCCAACAGTGGTTCCAGCGGTGGTGCCGCCGACGGTTGTTCCTGCCGTAGTTCCACCTGCGGTCGTTCCGGCGGTCGTTCCGCCAGTTGTCGTACCGGTAGTGGTGCCGCCAGTTGTCGTGCCGGTGGTCGTCCCGCCGGTCGTGGTTCCGGTGGTGCCGCCGGTAGTTGATGCAGCAGGAACTACCGCGCCCTTGCTGATGGCGAGGACATCCGCAGAGGTCACAACGCCGTCTTTGTTCACATCGTAACGAAGGTCAACGGGCTTCTTGCCAAGAGCCATGTCCATCGCAGCGAGCGCATCGGGATTCGTTACCGTGCTGCCAGTAGTGCCGCCAACAGTCGCGGTGCCGCCACCTGTCGTGGTGGTCGCGCTGCCGGTATCGGTGCCCGTGTTGGTCGTGCCACCCGTTTGAGTAGTCACAGAGCCGGTCGTGGTGCCGGAAGTTCCTCCGCCAGTGGTCACGCTGCTGCCCGGAGCCGTACTCATCACGGCATTGGCCACCGCGGTTCCGAAGGTTTCCGCGTTCACGCCGCCGTTGGCCAGTGCGGTGTTGATCTGCGTCCTGAACACATCAGCGCCGACCTCGTTGGTCAGGCTGTTCTTGATCGGCGCGAGTACCGCGTTGATCTGATCTTGATTCAAACCAGCAGAGGTCAGGCTGTTGGTCAGGTTCTGGTTGAGCACCCGATCCACCATCTCGTTGGCCAGCGTCTCTGCACGAGCGCCCGTAGCCCCGAGGTTCTGAAGCATATCGGCCGTGCGATCCTTGACCGTGCCGATGCCGACACCACCGTTGCGAATGGTGTTCTCGATGCCCCTTGCAATCTGATCGATGTCGTACTGCTGGATGCCGAAAGTCTGGTAGACCTGATTGAGTGACGGCAGCGTGGGGTTGAGCGAAGTCTCGCGGGTGTTCTCGGAGAACGGGTTCGCAGTGTTGGCGGCGTTGCGGAGGTTCTGAAGAGCCGTGCCCGTGGAGCCAGCAACACCCACCGCAGCAGTGGTGGCCAAAGCGGTATCCGCCAGTGCGTTCTTGTAGTCCTCGAAGGTTGCGTTCTTGCCCAGACCCACCGACAGCCACTTGTCGGCGGCCATCTGTGCGGTGGTGGTCAGAAGTTCAGAGATCTGCTCGTTGCCCAGACCCAAGCCAAAGTTCTTCACCGAGTTGACGATCTGGCCAACATCCCCGGTGATAGGTATGCCCTTCATGAGTTTGCTCATGCCCGGCACGCCCAAAGCCTCGCCGACGATCTCAAGCGAGGTCATCACCGCGGTGCGGATGCCGTTCTGCTCAGGCGTAAGTTTCGTGAAGGTGAAAACCCCGTTCTGACGGGCTTCATCGGCGTTGTTCCATGTCCGGCCCTTGCTGTCGATCACGGCGTTGGAGCCTTCGATCCATGCATTGTTGGCCGCGATACCGCCAAGGGTTCCGATGGCCCCAAATGGGCCGCCAAGAGTCCAAGAGATGGCTGAGGAGATGCCAGAGGCAAGGCCGCCAGCAACGACACGCTCGTTGCCGACCAACTTGTTCATGGTCGTCTCTTTGTCCTTGGTCATCAGGTCTTGCAACTTGTCCAGCGTCGGAGTGTCGTAGCCGAACACCTCGCCCATGACCTGTCCGGCACGGGTCACCAAGCCCACCAGATCGTTGCCAGCGCCGCGGATACCTGCCCTTACGGTGCCGATGTAGTCGGTGTGATTCGATGCCTTGATCTCTCCAGTGGTAAACACCGGCGCATAGGTCTGGCCAGAGGTTCGCTCGGACACGCCCTTGTAGTTCTGAAGGTGGTCGTTGATCACCTTGTAGGTCGCCGAATCAGCGCCGCGCAGAAGGGCGGCACGCTGCTCAGGCGTAGCCTTGACATAGTTGTCGATGAAGGAGGACATCTCCTTCTCGCTGAGATCTGACGGGTTCGTGGCGCTATCGAATCGTCCAGTGATGTTGGACATCCGAATGGCCTCGGTCAGGCGGCCCTTCACAAGGCTTACATCGCGAGTGTCGAAGTCACCGGTGGCCTGATTAACCGCGGTCTTGAATGCGGCCTCTTCCTTGGTGTCGGTGATGTAGGTGCGCGTGACGCCCTTGTCGTCAGTCCACTGGAAGGTCTTGCCCGGGCCGAGTTGCTTGCGTGCAGCAGCGTATGCCTGTCCGAACGAGACCTTCTGAGCCTGCGAAGCGCCGGGCGAGACATACCCGTCGGGAAGATCCAGACCGTTGATGGCACCACTTTGCGCGGCGGCCACCGAGTCGTCCTGATTCAGGAATGTTTGCGATTCGGCTGCGGTTGGCTTCCGATTGGCTATCGATTCGAATTCACGAGTGATCCGATCAATCGCGTGATCTTGGAACTTCGCCGAGTCGTAGTTGGTGAACGAAACGCCGGAGAAGCGCTTGGCTTCATCGTCGGTCAGCGTCAGGCCGTAATCGCGCTTGAAGATGTTCTGAACATCGGAGTACGACAACTGACGGCCAGCATCCGCGCCAAAGCGCACCACATTGCCTGTGGAGTCCTTAAATTCCAGACCGTTTTGAGACACGCCAGCGGCGTTCGTGAAGACCGGCTTGTTGACATAGTTGCCGCTCTCGTCGGGCACCATCTGATAGAACTTGCCGTCCTTCAGGGTCATGCCGTTGGACAGCGTGTAGGTGCCATCGCTGAAGTCGGTGACCTTGATTGCGCCCTCGTTCACGGCATCAATGGTCAGGTCGCGAGTTGCGATCTCGGCCACGATCTTGTTGTAGTTTTGAGCGGCGCGATCAGCGGCCTCTTTCGAGGTCGCGTAGTTCGTGTACTCCTTCTGATACTTGTCAGAAGCAGCCTTCAGGCGAGCGGCGATGTTGTCGCCGGACGGGGTCTCGATCTGGGCGCGAATTCCCTCAAGCAGGGCAACCGTCTGGGTAACAGAGTTCTCCTTGGCCTTCAGGCGATTGATAATGTCTTGAGTCTTCGCATCATCATTCAGCGCACTGAACGAATCCGAGGCGGCCTTGGCCGCAGCGCCAGCGTTGTTTGCGGTTGCGACATTGGCACGCGCAGCATCAAGGAACGACTGCTGAGTTGGGCCGTAATCCAAAGAGGTGGTTGGATTTCCCTCGGAGTCTAGAATGCTGCCATCGGGCACAAAAGCGTTGTAGTAGCCGCCGCTCTCGGGGTCGTAGCGCTGCTCATATCTGCCGCCAATGCGCTTGAAGTAGTACGAACCGTTTTCGTCTCCCGTAAACGAATACCCCAACTCGCGCATCTTTGCGTCGTAGTTCTCGTAGGCCCACTTGTTCTTCTCGTAGTCGGCCTTGGCTACCTCATAGATCGCCTTGTTGTCGTCAAAGGTCTTCTTGTAGGTGGTCAGTTGATCGGCGATGGGCGTGTACTCATCCTCGTAGATGTCCATGTACGCCGCCTGATCGGCCTTCAGCGTGGTAACGCCCTCGTTGTACTTCCTCGCCTCAGCGTCGTATTTGGCCTTGACGGCCACATAGTCGTCCTGCGCCTTCTGCGCGAGATCGGTCTTGCCGGTGAAGTCCTCGTAAGCCTTGACCGCGGTCTTGTAGAGTTCCGAGGAACCCATCTTCAGGGTAGCGTAGGCGATGTAGTTCGCAACAGCCTGAGTGGGATCTCCCTTGCCAGAAACAATCGTGTTCAGGGCGGTGCTGGTTGACCCCTTGAGCAGGTCGAGCGTGGTCTTGGAAAGGCCCCAGTTCGGGTCTTTGTTGATCTCAGTGAAGAAACTGTCCGTGCCGGTGTAGATCAGGCCCGAGGTGAAGCCTGAGGTGATGCCATCCATCACAGGCTTGCCGCTGAACAGGGCGTTCATGCCCCCAACCATGGCCTGACCAGCGGCGGAGGTAATCGTGTTGGCAACCGCAGCCGAGGTCGCCAAAGGGAGATCGAAGCCGCTGGAGATGGCCTCGGTCATGTCGGTCTTGAGATCGCCTAGCGCACTCTGTAGGCCGGTGGCCTGAAGGAAGTTTGCCGAGGCATACGACACAAATGCAGACTTTGCAATGTCTTCAAGGCCGCCGCCCCTAGACGCCGTGATGACTGCGGCCGTGACATAGGGCGGGATGCCGATCATGGCCCCGCCAATCTGAAGAATGGTCGGCAGCGGATCTTTCAGGACATTGGTGACGAATTTGCCGACGCCTTCGACCACATCGAAGACAGCATCAAACACACCCTCGACGATGTCACCAAAAGCGCTGGCAATGCTGCCCAACGCATCGCCAAGTCCTTCAAAGAAATTGCTTACGGCACCCATTACTCACCCCTTGGCTTGCCGGTAACAGCCATGAACATACCCGTATTCGAGTCAAACTTGGCGTAGGCGTCTGGCAATTTAACTCGCCGCACGGCCGCTTTGAGAATCTTCACCATGGCGGGGCTGTGCGTCTGAGCGAAAAGAATATCGAAACCCATCTTGCGAGCCGCGTAGAAGCACTCGATGAGGTTGTTGATGTAGTTCGGTGCCGTGTCGGCGTTAAAACTCATCACAAAACCTGCCCGCTTGGGCAGGGCCTTGATGGCAAACATTGTGTTCCCCTGACGCAGCCGGATGAGGCTCGGGTCTTGGAACATCTTGATCATCACGGTGTACTGCAACCGCTCCGGGGTCATCCCGACCTTCTTGGCCGCCTGCTCGTACTGCTTCAGGCCCTCTTTGAACTCGTGCGATGCAACGATGAAGATGTCGTTGGGCACGAGCATTCGCTGGTTTGAATCGACGACATGGATATTCATGCGGCCACCTCGTAGCGCTTGTCGTCAAACCAATTCGGATGGAACCGGGGGATGTAGATTGCCAGCATGGGGATCAAGACCTTTTTTGTCATCCACCAGCCCCAGTCGATCAATTCCAGCCACTGGCGCGGCTTTTTCCAATCGACACTCTCCAAGACCTTGGTGGTTATAAAGCGGAGTACATAGGCTTGATTTTGCCTTGCTATGGCCCTCAAGTCTGTATCCGAATACCCCAACTCGCGCCAGATGTCGATGGCCAGATCCTTGTGCCCGATCTCTTCGCGGGCGTGCCACTGGAACAGCCGGTGGTCGCGCTCGGTCTGGCCCGGGAACCGGTCGAGGTACATCCGGCCCATGCACACCGCCAAGTGCTCGATGGACACCATCGTGCCCAGCCAGACCTTGTGGCCGGGCTTCCTGTGGATAACTCGGGTCTTCTTCAGTTCCTCGGACTCGGCCTCAACCAGCCCGTACCGGCGGTTGTAGGACTCGTGCGCGTTGGCGTGGGAGATTTCCTCCCTCACGAAGGCGTCAATTCGGGCCGCCAAGGCGTCAGAAACGCTCGGACGATGGTGGGTGGCCACCGCAGCAAACGCACGCTCCCAAGCGGGGAAAAGCACGCTCACGGCGTGCCCATACTGAACCCAGACCATCGGATCTTTGCTCATAGCGGGATCCTCGGGTTCATTGCGCCCAGCAGGGCGGCGGCCCAGTCCTGCCAGTCATCGTACTGGGCGGGGTTCGGCACGGCCTCGTTGGTGAAGACATCGATGGCCAGCAGGCCCTGACCCCACTGCTGCCAGTCGGTGTCGGCCGCGGGGATGGAGAGTTGCTGCGCGGCGTACTGCTCGCACATCAGGCAGGCCCACGACTCGAAGGTGTGGTACCGGGGATCGTAGACGAATGCGTTGCTAGTAGCCACGGACATCTCCGATATCCGCGCTGATGATGATCTTGCCGGTCTGGTAGTCACCTCCGACCACATTCGAGCGGAACTGAAGGCGCAACTCGCGGCGCTGCTCCTTCATGTCGATCTTGTTCGTGTTGCCGTCGAAGACATACGGGTCTGATGGCGCATCCTGCGACTGTGCGTAGGGTCGGCCGGTGACGATCAACTCCATCTCGCCTTGCATCAGGAAGTCAGGCTCCACGCGCTCCACGCGCAGCCAGCGGTTGGCACCTTCCATAGCAGGCTGAGACGGCCCGCCAGTAACCCAGCCGAGGTCGTTGGTCTCGAAGTAGGACTCGATGGCCTCCACATTCTGGCCATCGATAGCATCGACGCCGATCTCGTGCTGGAAAACCTGAATCCGGTTGGGCGGCAACGAGAAGGTCAGGAGAACCGCGCCGGTACCCGTAGCAGCGGCGGACATCTCAATGGCCTGAGCGTACAAAGCCGTCACCGGCACGGAGAAACCGGCTCCCGCGCCGCCCAAATTGGTGTTGCTGGCGCTCAAGACATCGCCAACCTCATATCCAGCACCTCGGGCGGTGACCGTGACCGTGGCCACAGCGCCACCAACCACCGCAATGGTGGCCTCGGCGTTCGCGCCGCTACCGCCGGTCAAAGGGACATTGGTGTACACCCCGTTGGTGTAGCCAGATCCCGGGGTGATGGTGCCCAAGGTCTTGATGTTCGAACTGGTGATGGCCACCACCGTGGTGCCAGTCGGAATGTTTGAGCCAGAGATGACCTGATTGATGGCCACCTGCGTGTTGTAGGTGTCGAGATATAGGAATTCGCTGCCGGTCACCTCGTTGAATGTGCCGGTAAAAACAACCTCATCAGGCAGGGTGACCCATGACGCTTCAATCGGGTACGCGAACACCTGCGAGAAGTATCCGGCAGAGCGGCGAGCGCCAAGCGCCTGACCGGCGTCGTACCAGATCTGCTCGCGGACATTGAAGACGATGGCGTCCGTGCATTCGGTTGCATCACCGCGGGGGTAAAACCACCAGATCTCGCCGTAGCGGGGCACCTTCGTCGCCCAGACCTTCTGACGCTGAACATAGTTCAGGTTGTCGAAGAAGTAGTTCTGGTTCATGTCGTTCGGGATCTCCTTGACCGTACCGTTGTACAGCAGGAAGCGATCCGTGCCGATCCAGTAGTAGATGCCGTCGTACTCGATGGCGCACTGGGATGACATGATGGAGGTTTGCGACGAGATGATGTCGTAGCGCCAGTATTGAGGAGGGGTTCCGGTGCCGCCGATGTAGGAGACTCGGATCAGGCTGTCCACGCTCCAGAAGAGGCCAGAGGGCGCGTTTGAACCCCCGCGCACAGGCAGACCTTGGACGATCTTGCCGGTGGCCACATTGACCTCGTTGGCGTCCGCAGAGACCCAGTCCGTCGGGTCACCCGCAGAGCAGTTCTTGATCAGCCCGGCGTTGCCGTACACGAACACATACGGGTGCAGCGAGACCACACCTCCAGACACCGAGATGTTGTTGTTGAAGGTGTAGGTCTGCACGCCCAGCACGGTCGTGGCGTTGGACAGAACCACCGAGGTCGTGGAAACAGAAACCACGGTCGTGTTCGCTGGCACGCCGGTGCCGGTCACGGTCTGGCCTGCTCCGATGCGAATGTCGGCCGCCGCCAGTGTGATCGTCGTGGTGTTGTTCGAGGTTGCCGATGCCGAGAAGACCCCGATCTGGCTCATCGTGGTGCCGGTGATGTCACCGATCAGCACCGGGGTGTTGTTGTCCTCGTCGATGGCCACGAGGTTCTGCCCGGGGTGCGCCAGCAGGTTGTTGATCTCGCCGGTGACCGAATAGAAGCCGTCGAACTGCCACAGGTTCAGAGCAGAGGCAGTGAAGTTGTTCAGCGTGAAATTGGCCACACCCGAGCCGACGCCGTTGTCGTCGATGGTGAGAACCTGAAGCCCGCTGGAGTATCCCGAGAAGATCGAGGTGAAGTTGTTCTTGGCGTTGACCCAGATGCCCCGAGAAGGCCCGAGCAACTGATCAGAGATCACCCGGTAGCCGAGCATCTTGCGCGGCCGTCCGCGCTGAAACCTTACCCACCGACCGTCGTTGTAGAACAACTTGTCGAAGAGCGTGCCATCCCGCTGGATGCCAGCCTTGGTGTCAAGCGCGAAGACCTTTGCTGTCATCAGAATGCCCCGCCAGAAACACCCCCAGTGAAGGTGCCGGTACCCGTGATCAGAAGACCTGTGGCGCTGAGTCTAAACCGTTGCGTGGCCAAGACGGCAATCGCAAACTCGCCCGAACCAGCGCGGTAGATACCCGTGGAGGTCTCAGAGGCAAAGTTCAGAGAGGGCGCACCGACGGTGCCGTCCACCAGCGAGACATTCACCGCACCGGCGGCAATCGTCGAGGCGTTGAGCAAGTTCACTGAGTCACACAGCAGAATCACCTGCTGGCCAGCGGGAACAGTTGCAGTGGCCCCGCCAGCGCCGGTCGTAAAAGTAATCTGATATCCCGCGCCGGTGCCATCGGTCTGGTTCGTGATGTAGTAGACCTGAATGGTCTGCGGCAGCACAACCGTCACATTGCCAGAGAGCGTGCCGGTGTACTTCTGAACCACATTGGCCGCTTCGGAGGCCGTTAGGGTGTAACTGCCGCTGACCACTGCTTTGGTCAACTGGGTGAAGTTGAACTGGGTCGAGCGGCCAAGGCCCACCGTGAAGAAGGCAGCACCCGAGCAGACGATGAAGGCTGAGTCAGCGGGCTGCAAGGCAATGCTGGCAGCGCCGTTGATCAGGCCCGAGGCAGGAGACACCGTAAGGGTGCCGGTTCCAGAGTTGCGAACCATCAGGAACCAGTCGTTGCCCAGCGTAGTGGCAGCCGTCAGCGTCAAGGTTCCCGAGCCGCTCGTCCAGACATAGGTCGAAGCCCGGTCGGAATCCAACGCGGTGTAGTTCGACGAGAAGGTCTGAACCGTGTGAGATTGGTTCAGCGTGGTCGTCAGGGCCTTCAGGCCGTAACCGGCAAGGCTCGCAGCGTCCGCGGTCGAGGAACCCACGCCAAAGGCGATCACGCCCCATGTACCGGCAGCGGTGCTGTTGGTGGTGATGTAGATGTACTTCGCCTCGCCTGCGGCCACAGAGACGATGGTGTTACCGTCGTAGTCCGCGACCGTGAAGGTGTTAGCCCCGACATTTCGGATCAGGGCATCTTGGCCCACCGAGGTCTGGTTGGCCGGAGGCATCTCCAGCCGCAGGCTCCCGGCCGTAGCCGTCACATTCATGATCCGGGCGGCATAGTCGTTCGTCGCGGATCCGTTGATGGGCCACTGAAGTTGGGTATTGGCGGACAGCGTGATAGCGCGAAACGAAACATCGGTCGGCTGGATCACATTGCCGGTGAATGGCGATATGAAACTCATGAATCCCTCACAACGGTTTGACGGTCACCGACCCGGGCGACATCCTCGGTCTTGAGGACTTCCATGATCTGCGTGTACTGGGTTTGCCACATCCCCATGCGCTCGTCGTTCTTGAGGAACGGCATGGCCTGAAGCAGGGAGCCATACAGCATGGCCTGCGGCGCGTACTCGGTGAACCAATTGGACTGGTTGGACGAATCCAGAGGCTGCACGCGCTCGTAGTAGAGAACCTCGAAGGTGTAGGCGGCAGCCGGTGTCGGGGCGACCAGCCAGTGGGTGTAGTCGTAGTCGCAGTAGAACTTCGGCACATCCACCTCGGCGGCCTCTGGCCAGTACTCTCGGAGGTACTCGTACTTGCGAAGCAGCACCGGGGTCTTCACGCCGCCGACCGTGACATTCATCGAGACGGTCTTGCGCCAGCGGGCGGGCTTGTCAATCACCGGCTCGCCCTGAACCATGGTGGACTCGACCACAGTCAGGTTGCCGAGGAACTTCAGTTCAGACGCAATCACCTGCTCCGCGAGCATGATGAACTGCGGAATCTTCTCGATGGTCGCTTGGTCAGTTCGTTCGAGATAGGTCTCGATGTCATTGACCAGCGAGTCGTAGGTCATTACGGCTGCTGCTGGCATCACCACACCTTTTTCTTGATCGATTCGGGCTGCGGGACAAACTGCTTGCCCTCTCGCATTCCTTCTCGTTTGGCTCGCGTGGTTGCCGCGTATTCAGAAGGGGTTAACTTCTCTCGTGCCTTTTTCGGCAGGTATCGCTCGCCTGTTGCTTCAGATCCTTGGGTGGACGGCTTTCCAGACTTCGTGCCCCAGTCCTCTTTCGTCCACTTTGAGAGCGAATTATCCGCTCTCTTGGGGCCTTTGTAACCTCCGCCCGAGGCTTTGTACTTCTGGGTGGCCAGTTGCGCCTTGCGGGCGCTCCATTGGCCCGGAGAGCCGCCCTTCCCGCTGGCCTTGACCTGCGAGACGATGCGCTTCCACTTGGAGGGGTCGGACTTGGTTGCTGCGCTCATTTAGGCCCCCATGATCGAGATCTCGGCGTCGCGACGGCGAACCAAGCCGGGCAGCACCCGCCCGCCCCCGCGAACCCAAAGTTGCAACTGCTCTTTGGCCCCCTCCCAGTCCTGCGCGTTGATCTTGCGCCGCAGGGTCGAGGTTTGGAGCCGCCCCACACCGAGGTTGTACGCAAAATCCACAATGGCGTTCAACTTGCCCCAGTCCCCGGCGGTCATCGCCAGAGTCAGCAGGATCGGGCACTGGCGGATCGTGCCCGGGGCGTAGGTGTGCATCAATTCATAGGCCAGCAGGGCGCGAGCGGTAGGCTCGTCCATGGGGGCGTCCTCAAGGGTCACCCGGCGGCCGTTGGAGTACACCGTCGATCCGTAGCCGATGGTGGGAACACCGGCCGGGCACAGGTAGGGCTTTGAGCGGAATCCCTCAAAGCGCCTGCACAGTTCCTCTGCCAGCGTCAGGTTCATGCAAGCCCCCGTTTCGCAAGGGTGCGGTCGAGGAACCAGTAATTGATCGTGCCGGAAACCAGCGCGGTGAAGTCGGCGCTCATCATGGTCATGAAGACCTCCTTGGGAGGAGCGCCAGCCAGCCATGCGTTCCAAGCGAACCAGACATGGATGAACGACCAGATGAAGATCACCCAGTAGGTAACCACGGGACGGACAGAGGCGGAGAGTTTGGCGGCCCAGCCACCTGCGGCCTTGACCATCTCGGCCTGCTGATCGATGGCGGACTTGAAGGCGTCCATGACCCCGGTGTCGATGGCCATGTCGCGCTGCGCCCCGATCTCCTCCAGCCGGATCTGGCCGCGGACTTTTTCGAGGTCGCACTGCTTGTCGAACATCGCCAGTTCATGCTGGCGCTCGTTCTTCTTGTCGAAGTACTTCAGAACCTCGGGCGCAAGACGAAAAATGCCCCCGAGAAGGGAGCCGAAGATTCCACCACCGAGGATCTCAAACATCACTTACTTCCCTTCAGAAATTTCTCCCGCTCCTCAAGGAGTTTGACCTTCACCTGAAGGTCGTTGATCTGAACCATCAACTGCTCTTTCAGGATCGCTCTGCGCTCGGCAGAGATGGGGCTGTCGGTCGGGATGCCCTCTTTGGTGATCAGAGCGGGCATCTGCCCCTCGATCTTGGTCAGACGCTCTGAAAACGAGTTCACCTGCCCAAGTAGCCATGCAATACAGGCCACTACGATGGGGATGACTGCTTTCAGGACATCAGACCAGTTCATTTGTCTGCCTTGTTGTCCAGTTTGTTGAAGATCTGCTTGCAGATGTCCTTCAACTCGTCGATGTCACGGTGGTAATCCTCCTTCGTGACATAGGTGTGCGGCATGGCACGCACATCAGAGTCCAAGCGCTCGATGGCCTTCGTGATGTTGTTGAGAACCCAGCCGCCGAAAAAGGCGGCGATCCCCACCACGATGTTGAAGATCGCCTGTGTTTCCATCGTTACTCCGCAGGAGCCTCGTCCTGAACGGGCTTGACTTGCGCCTCAGCCTCTTTCTGGATGCCGTTGATCAAGTTCGCCACTTCGACGAAGGGGCGGCTGCCAAGGTATTGCAGGACTGCGTTGACCAAGCCAAGGGTCAGTTTGATTTCGGTCTTGTCGTTCATGGGTTTCCTTTCGGGGTTGTGGTTAAGCGGTCCAAGGCAGGGGGGTATTTTGCGGGGAAACGGGGGGCGTGATCATGGAGTTGATCTGCCCTTGCACGTTAGCCTCAAAGTTGGCGATGCCATCCGGCCCCAAGGAGTCCTGCACCCACCCGATGACTTGCGCCTGGGTGAGTTGGTCGTAGGGCGTGAAGGTGCCTTCCTGCACGGTGAATTGAGAGTTGCCGCCGATGGATGCGGTGTACTGCCCGTCCACGCCGGTCAGCGTCCAAAGAACATTGACCACAAACCCCGGCTCAGGGGTGTCGAGGGTGTACATCTGATCAATCGTCCATGTGTAAGTCGTAGCCATTTTTAGTTTCCTTTCAGGGTTGCAAGTTCGGCTTTCACCGAGTCGAGTTCAGTTTTGAGTTCTTGGATAGCTTTGACCAGCACAGGAATCAATGTGTCACGGCTAACCCCAAGAGACTTTTTGGCTTTCTCTTGCGGTGTGTCAGCTTCATCAAACTCAATTTCCTCACCAGTAACCGCTTCTGGAATTACGTCTCGCAGTTCTTGAGCAATAAAACCAATGTCATTTTTCCCAGAGGCGTTGTATGTGTACCGACGCGGTTTAATTTTCATAATAGCGTCTAGCCCGTAATCCACATCTACGATGTTTTGCTTTAACCTACGGTCCGAAGCAAATGACCACGCAGTAAAGTTTTGACCAACATAAGCATAATTTGAAGCATCGGCGTCAAATAAGTACCAATTTGAGGTGTCAGAAGCTATACTCCAATACTTGGTATTAGAACTATTCCTAAATGAAATCCCCGAAGTATCAGAAGCACTGTTTCCTTGTATATTCCACGATGTATCTGAACCTGTAGCATCGCGCCACATCCGTGGATTCCCATCCCCATCCGACAGCACGATGTAGTTGTTGGCAGTGCGGATGTCGAGGCCACCTTGGTTGCCTGTGTAGCCACCAAGGATGGTGTTCTTAGAGCCTGTGGTCATGGCAGAACCGCAACCGTTTGAAGCGCCCACAAGAAGAGAGCCGACAAAAGTGTTTGAACTTCCAGTCGATAACAGTCCACTAAGAGGGCCAACCATACAGTTGCCACCATTAGTCGTCAACGCACTGCCTGCTCCGTTACCAATTAATACGTTGTATGTTCCTGTAGTATTTGCATACCCCGCCTGATAACCCACAGCAGTGTTGTAAGAGGCAGTGGTGTTGGAGACAAGAGAAAAGTAACCAAGGGCTGTGTTGTTTGAGCCAGTGGTGTTGCTTCCTAATGCGTTGTTGCTGTAGGCAGCGTTGTAAGAACCTGTCGTGTTTGACGACATAGTTCCTTGACCCATTGAGGTATTTTCAGTTCCTGTTGTGTTTAAAAACAAAGAACGATAGCCAACAGCCGTGTTAAATGAGGCGGTTGTATTTCTAGCCAATGCGCCAGCACCCACTGCTGTGTTGTAACTGCCTGTAGTATTTGACCCGCCAGCACCAAATGATGTTGATTCCCATCCACCAAGAAAAGCGTTGAAAGTACCTGTTGAATTAGAATAACCGGCTTGCGAACCTACAAATGTGTTTACACCAGTAGTATTGTTATACCCCGCCTGATAACCAACAGCAGTGTTGTTGGATGCGGTGGTGTTGCCGTATAAGCTATAAGCCCCAAGCGCAGTGTTATAAGAGCCGCTGTTGACAAGCAGTGACTCAGCACCAACTGCCGTGTTTTCCAATACGTTTTGAGTGGTGTTATTTGGCATCCTCAGGGCCAAATAGCCGAGCGCCGTATTTTTATTGTACTGCCCTGTTGTGTTGCCTGTCAGTTGCATAGCCGCACCGCCAAGGGCTACGTTGAACTGAAGATTTCCAATTGTTGTAGCATTGGCCTGCAATGCAAAGTGACCGATTGCCGTGTTTTCAGTTACGTTAGCCGTTGTTGCGCTACCTAACTGCATAGCGACATAACCTACGGCTGTTGAATACGAGGCATCGGCTGTTGTTGCATTAGCCAGTAGCATTGCCTGAGAGCCAATTGCTGTCGTAAATGCAGACTCAGTATCCGAGCCGTATCGAGCCTGATAGCCAACAGCAGTGTTGTTTGAAGCTGTGGTGTTGGAGCCGAGAGCAGATCGCCCAACTGCTGTGTTGAAGTTGCCCGTTGTATTAGCAAGAAGCGAACTGTCGCCCATCGCTGTGTTCAAGGCACCAGTAGTGTTGAAATACAGGGCTTGATTTCCAACAGAGGCGTTGTTGTACCCAGTGGTGTTGGAGTACGAAGCCTGATAACCAACAGCAGTGTTGTTGGAAGCGGTGGTGTTGGACAGCAGGGATTGATACCCAAGAGCAGTGTTGTTACTACCACTGCTCAAACCATACAAGGAACCAGCACCAATGCCAGTGTTGTAGTTTCCAACGCTTGCAGTTGTAAATGGGCCAGACAATTGACCAAAATAAGAGTTGCCCGTACCAGTGGTTACGTTGTACCCAGCCTGATAACCAACAGCAGTGTTGTTGGATGCGGTAGTGTTGGAGAAAAGCGAGTTATGACCAAATGCTGTATTATTAGCACCTGATGTATTAAAACGTAAAGTATTTGTTCCTGCGCCAGTATTAAAACTTCCTGTGCTTGCGTACAGAACTTGATGGCCTAATGCTGTATTTTCTGAGCCTGTAATATTTGTACGAAGTGCGTTTGTACCAAATGCTACGTTTGAGCCGCCAGTTGTATTTGAAAGAAGCGCACTATTTCCAAACGCATTATTTTCAATACCACTCGTATTCGCCGCCAAAGCACTCGCACCCACCGCAGTGTTGGTAGACACAGCACCTGCGCCACGGCCTACGGTGATGCCGTAGACGGTCAGGTCAGTGCCGCTGAACTGAAGGTTGACGGATTGACCGATAGCGCTCGTAGACGAGGCGTAGAAGACCTGATTCGCAGAGAACGAGGTCAGGCCCGTGCCGCCGTTCGTGGTGGCCAGCGTACCGGCCACAGTGATCGCGCCGGAGGTGGCGGTGCTCGGGGTCAGGCCCGTGGTTCCAAAACTTAGGGTCGTGACGGCCACGCCGGTCAGGGTAGACCACTGCGGAGCCGTACCGGTGGAGGTCAGGATCTGGCCAGCGGTGCCAATCGACAGGAAGGTCGTAGCACCTGCGCCAGACTGGTAGGGAACCGATCCAGCAGCGCCGCCAGCGAGGTTATTGGCCGTTGAGACCGTCACCGCCGAGGGGGCCGACCACTGGGGCACAGAACCCGTGGAGGTCAGGATGTAGGTGTTCAGGCCGATGCCCAACTTCGCGAGCGTGTTCGAGCCGCTGGCGTACACCAGATCGCCGGTGGTGTAGGAGTTTAGCCCCGTGCCGCCGAAGGTCTCATCCAGTGCGTTGGTGAGGTTCAGGGTGTTGATCGTCGCCGTGGTGCCGTTGAAGGTGAAGTTCGCCGAGCCAGCCAGAGCGCCGCTGCTGTTGTACTGAACCTGCGTGTTCGAGCCGCCGATGGTTCCAGTGCCTTTGGTCGCGATCACCTGCACCGTGCCGCCGTTGTCCTTGTAGAACAACTTGCCGTCGGTGATGTTGATGGCCAGTTCCCCGTTGTTCAGGTTCCCCGCCGTCGGCGCGGCCGAGGCAGTGGTCGTGTGATACAGAATGATCGGGGTGAAGTTGGTTGCAGCCATGTCGTTTTCCTTTAGAAAGTCCCGCCGGAGATCACGCCCCACTCAGGGCCAGTGGCCCCGGCCTTTAGGACATATCCTTGGGTTCCCAGCGATAGTTTACTGAGTGCAGTGCTCGTTGAGGCATACAGCAGGTCTCCTGCGGTATAAGAGGTTTGCCCAGTCCCGCCCAAAATTGCCGTCACCGGCACGGTCAGGCTGAACTGGGTGCCCGACAGCGTCAGGCCAGTACCGGCAGAATAGACCTGCGCGGCAGACACCTGCACAAAAGTGATCGCCGTCGTACCGAAGGTGATCACGCCTTGCGTGTTGCAGGTGTAAGTCTCACCAGCACCCGTTGTGCCCTGCTGAACGAAGAAGGTCGATCCCTCACTCAGTGTGTTTGGGCCAGCGATGCCATAGGTGTCTGTGTCGGACGAGCGGGTCAAGATCCAGTTCGTCGAGACAGAGCCGGTGTTGGTGACCACATAGACGCCGTTTTCCGTCGCGCTGGTCTGGGTGTAGACCAGCACGCGGTCATTGACCGAGAGGGTCACGCCGTCGATCACCAGTGCGGCCTGAGTGCCAGCATTGGTCAGCGTTGCGCCCACACCGGAAGAGCCGTTGTTGTAGGTCGCATTCAGCGGAGTCGGAGACTCGACGCGAACAGGCGTATGGAAGTGAATGCCCGAGGAAACCAGCGTGTCCACATACTGCTTCGTGGCAGCCTGCAAGGCAGACACCGGGTCTTGCGTGAGCGTGACCGAAGTCAGGCCCGCAAGAGTCAGCGAGGTCGCGCCAAGCGAAATCGAGGTCGTGCCGATGGTCACCGCGCTGTTGGCCAGCGAGGCATTCGGGATGTTCGACAGCGACAGCGCGTTCGTGCTTCCAAGCGCAACCGAGGCAGAGCCGGAGATGCCGCCGGAGTAGGTGAACGAGATCGTCGAGTTCGTCAGAGACCCGTTGCCGATGTTACTTAGGGTGTTCGTCGAGCCGCTGATCGTCTTGTTCGTCAGCGTGTCGGTTGTTGCCCGCCCAACCAAGGTATCAGTCGAGGTCGGAAGCGTGAGCGTGCCGCTGTTGACAATCGTCGCGATGACCGGCGCGGTCAGGGTTTTGTTCGTCAGGGTCTGCGAGCCGGTCAGCGTGACGACGGTCGAGTCGATGCTGATCGTCCTCGCAACCGAGCCGTTGAAGGTCGTGCCCGCATCCAGTTGCAGGCCGGTGCCGACGGTCAGCGCGGCCGTTGTGGAGGCCGTGATCGTGCCCGAAGCCCCGAGGGCCACCGTGACCCCGTTGTAGGTCACCGAGGAGTTCGTCAGGCTCGCATTGGCAATGTTCGACAGCGTGTTGGTCGAGCCACTGATCGATGTCCCGGTGAAGGTCGTGATCGTGCCGCCCAGCGAGACCGAGGTCGAGCCGATAGTGATTGACGAGTTGGTCAGGGCCGCGTTGGGGATGTTCAAGAAGGTGTTCGAAGACCCCGACATCGTCTTGTTGGTCAGGGTTTCGGCACCCGCCAGCGTGGCCAGCGTGCCCGTGGTGGGCAGGGTGACATTCGTCGAGGCCGTGGCCGTCAGCGTGAGCGGGAACGCGCCAGAGGTCGTGAACGCCCCCGCGGTGGTCAAAGCACCGCCGGTGCTGATGCTGCCGCCCAGCGTGGTGGTGTAGGAGCCGTTGTTGACGCCCGTGCCGCCCGAGGCGGCGTTCAGGATGCCAGCCAGCACCACCGCACCGCTGGTTGGCGACGATGGGGTGAAGCCAGTCGAGCCAGCGCTGAAGGTTGTCACGCCACCGGCGAGCGAAAACTGCCGCCACTGGCCCGCAGCGTAGCCGTCGAAGGTCTGGTTGGTGCTGTTGAAGCGGAACTGGCCCGGGGTTCCGACCGGCTCTTGCGCGGCGGTGCCCACGGGGATCACCATACCGGCCACGCCGGGGATGACCGGGTCGGACACCATCGAGATGGTCGGATTACCGCCCTGCCCGTTGCCGTTGGCCACCGCGATCTGGTTTGCAGTACCGGCGATCAGCACCCCGCCCGCGGTGGTGCCGTTCTGGAAGGCCAGCAGACCCGTGCCGCCGACCTGCGCGATGGCCGAAATCAGCCCATTCAGCGAGATCGTCGGGTTTCCTGAGACCCCGGAGCCGTTGGCAACGGCCAGACCGGTGCCAGAAACCGCCACAGAACGGGCAGAAACGGCCCCAGAACCCGTTTTTACGATGATCCCTGCACCAGCCCCCTCCAAAGCCCCGGAAGTGCCGTTGAGCGTGATCTGGAGGGTCGAGAGCGCCCCACCATCCACCAGACCGATGCCAGTGCCGCCGGAAAGCGCCCGGCTGTTGATCAGGGTCGGCTCCTGATTGAGCGTCAGGAAGGTCTGGGTCTGCACCGGCGAGCCAGCCAAGGCCGCCGTGGTCGTGCGGAGGGTCTGACCGTTCTGGACGATGGGGACGAGTTCCGTCCCAGTGATGGGGCCAGCCGCCGGGAGTTGGGTGATGGTTAAGTTCGGCATATCAGGGCTGGATCTCCAGTCCGTCTAGGTTGCCATTGTTCTCCGGCGTCTCGGTGTTGCCTTCCGTAGAAAGCACCGCGCCGCCGTAAGGCTCCCCAGCGGACAGATTGTTGGGATCGACGGCCACCGAGACATCCGGCCGAGGAAACCGAATCGTTATCCTTTCGGTTTTCCGGGCAGGCAGGCGGTAGGGGTCGAATTCGTCGGCGCAGCCCTCGTTGCAGACCTGCAAACCGGGGAAGTTCGGGTCGCTCCTCATCACCGCGTGCGGGCGCTTCATCTTGCACCGGTCGCACACGGCGATTGCGATGTCTGAGTAGCCTTCGGTGTCGAGGAAACGAGGCATGGCTTACCTCGTGTAGACGCTGATGTTCGGCGCGAAGTAAATCGGCGACTTGTCGCGCTCCTCGACCTCGGCCAAGGTCAGGTATTTCTCGGCCTGACCCTCAAGGTAGGTGATGCGATCCAGCGCAACACCCGGCAGTTCGAGGCTCATCTGGTGAGCCAGCATCGACTGCACGGCCAAGAACCAGCGCTGCGGAATCTCCAGTTCGCCGGAGAGCGAGCCGACATCCATGATCTGGCGCGAGTACCAAACCGTCATCTGCACGAAGGTGTCCGAAGGCACCGGCCAGAGGTAGATCTCCGACTCGGGGATCGTGCGGTTGAACCAGTACTGGAAGGGCTGGTTGGCGGTGAAGTTTTTGTTCGGCAGGTTCGTGTAGTCGTCCCGGTTCAGACGCGCCATCGTGATCTCGGTCGAGTTATTCCCGAAGTAGAGTTCACGAAGCGACAGCGTCGAGCCGTTTCTGGCCCGAATGCGGTAGAACTGCACGGTCTGGCCCGGGTCGATGTCGTACCAAAGCCATTCATCGTTGACCCAAGCGGTCACACCCGGGTCGTAGAGCGTTTTCCAAGTGATCCCGTCGGCGGAGTACTCAAATATGCAGTCGATACTCGCAGAAACGCCCGGCAAAACGCCGATTGAGCCGATGTAGACCGGGTTGTTGGTGCCGTAATCGACTGTGATGGTGCCGTTAGCGCTGGTTTGGGTGCAGAGGGTGTCAATGTTTGAGTCAAAAGCGTTTCCAACGATGCCCCCGGCACTCGATGCGTATCCGCCGGTGCTGTTCGGGGTGGGCCTGTTCATTTGGCGGTACAGTGCTTGGAGCACATCGTTGCCGCCAAGAGGCAATTTGTAGATGTACTGGTCGGCCTTCAGGCCGTAGACCTTCTTGTCGATGGCCCAGTACTGGATCCCGATGTTGATCAGGTTCGAGAGCAGAAAAAACAGCGACTCGCGGGCACTCAAAACCTGCTCGGAGGTCAACTCCTCGGCCAATTTCCCGCAGCGACGCGCCCCGTGATCAATCAGGGTTTGGACTTGGATGACGGTCGTACCGACGGTTCCCGAGTAGGCCATGTTCACCTCACCATCCGGGGCAGTTCCAACGCTTCATGGACGCACGGGCGCGACTCCCCTTATCGCTTTTCTCTGCAACAGGCTCCATTCTCGCGCAAAACGAGTCCCGACGAGCGCCCCCTTGGGGCTGCGGAGCCTTCAAATTCGACCCCGTCTCGCGGTTGTACTTGGCCCGACCCTTGGCCGTGAGGCCAGCGCCGCGCTCTACAGGCATTTTTTCGCCCCGGCCCACAGCAAGGGACACCCCGCCCTCTTTCATGCGCTCTGGCAGGCCGCTGTACGCCTTCTTGCCCTTGTTGGACGCAGTGAACTCGGCCGCCACGCTCGGCTTGATGCCGACCTTCTTGGCAAACTTGGGGTTGTTCTCCGCGGCTTTCATCAGCCGAAACTGGGCTTGGGACTTGGCTGGCATCACGGCCCCTCTTTCACGAGAACCAGAATGAACATCGAGGAGACTGCATTGTTGTTTGCACTGCCGATTGCAGTTGCCTCAACCGTGGTCTTCTCTGGAATTGCAAGCGGGTACTCGAACACATAGTTCGCCACGCCGTTGTTCAAAGTGGTGAGCGCCGCAGTCATGCGGATGTTGTTCAAACCACGAGTCAACAAACGACCTTGAACTTGGGTCGACCCGCTGGCCTGACCAGTCGAAAACAGACCTTGAGACACATATGCGGTGTACCCAGCGGGGATGGTGTAACTGCCTGTGGTCGTGGTGTTGTAGTCGAACTTGATGATGTCGTAGGGCGTCGCGGGAACGCCCGCGGTCACTGTGCCCGTGCCGATGTAGATGTCGCCCGCGGCGCTGTTGCCAGAGCCTGCGGTGGCCACATAGGCGTAGTTGATGCGCAGCAGTGATGCGGTCATCGTCACCGCGGTCTGGCCATTGAGGGTGACCGTCTCGGTGACTTCGTTGTAGTTGGCGTCCAGACCTTGCACAACGACCGTGCGGGCACCGGTGCCTGCGCTCGTATCGTTCGCGCTGGTCGAACTGACCGTCATCTGGATGGCAGATGCCGGGAAAGTGATCAGGCTGGGCAGCGGCCAGACAGACACCTGCGTGGTGTCCACATCGGGGTTGAAGCCGAATACGGTGACATTCCTGTGGCCTTGAATCTGGCCGCGAGCGACTTGGAGTTCGAAAGGCTCGAACGCCCCTTGCCGCGTGATTGAGGAGATGACCGTGGACATCAGGCAATCCCCGCCTGCACGACCTTCATGGTCACGGTGCCAGAACCGGAGTTCACGAGCGTCTTCAGGCCCGTGATCGGGAAATTGATCGAGCCATCTTCATTGCCAGTCTTGCTGGTGATGGTCGCGTCGTCGAACCAAGTGGAAAAACCCACACTCGGGTCGTCGTAGGAGTACTGCACGGAGTAGTTCACAGTGCCAGTCACAATCACGGCAAAGCCGATGTTGACGGGCGTGATGTTCGTGTTGATCACAACCGCATCGGTCGATCCAGTGCCGGTCTTAGAAACGGTTTGGACTTTCATCTCTTTCCTTCAAAGAAAGCGGGGGCCGAAGCCCCCACCTTGTTTCAGCACACTCGTCCGCCGCGCTTCTTGGCAGGTGTCACAGTGACAGACTCCTTGGTCTTGGTGACGCTGCCTTCTGGCACTTTGGGAGAGAACAAGCCCTTGATCCCCTGCATGACGCGCTTTGGAGCGCCGAGGATCGCATTACGCATCCCCTCGTTCTCCTCGCGCTGAGACTTCTCCCAGTTCTCATACGCCCGCTGGTTGCGGTTCGTCTTCAACTGGTCTTCAGCCTCAGCAGGGATGCCACCCTCCTTCATCTTCTTGCCGTACTTGCTGTACACCTCGTTGGAGTACGCCTTGGCCTGTTTCATGGCCGTGGCGTTTTCCTTCGTGAATGCCTTCTGCAAGCGGCCTTCAGCGGCAGTTACCTTGCCGCCTTTTTTGAAGGTGCCGGAGAGTTCGGTGATAGACACCGGGGCAGTGGGCTTTTTGCGGCCTTGGGGCATCGCGACGGGGGCACCGCTATCAACAACTCCCCCCGCCGCGTAGGCTTTTTTTGCTGCGCCGCCTTTTTTGTAGCCGCCAGCATTCGCCTTCGCAACGCCACCAGTAGCGTAGCCACCATCATTGCCCATCTTCACTGCGCCAGTTTTGGCTGGAGAGTGATCGGGCTTTGCGGTGTGCATCTTGGTGTTGCGGTACTCGCCACCTTGGTTTTCGGTGTTGATGATGCCGCTCTTGGGCAAGCCGCCCTCAGCCATCTTGACCGAGCCGCCTTTTTTGTAGCCGCCCTGACCCATGACCACACCACCGGTCTTCAGGCCCTTGTGGGCCTTGGACGCGGGCTTGTCGGCGTGTTCTTTCAACGCCTTGGAGGTCTTGGCCATCTTGGCCATCTCGGCCTTGTGCATGGACTTGGTCTCGCCGCCCTCTTTCATCACTTGAGCGGCCATGCCCACGGGGGCCGCGGGGGCGGCACCAGCAGGCATTGCACGCATCGCACGACGACGAGCAGCCATCGAGGGCTTCATGGGGGCCTTAGCACCCATCATGCCGCCACGAGCGGGCATAGAAGGCATGGCGGGGGCTGCCATGTCTGGCGAGCCACCCATCTGCATCTTCTTCTCCACCTTGCCGCCCTTTTTGAGTTTCAACTCAATGGACGGCTCGGTGGTCATCATCTTCACCATCGGTTTGAATTGGCCCATGATGCGCCTCCTCAAATTTTCTGGGCGTACACAACCGTCAGACGAACAATCGCCTGCGTTGTGCTGATCGTGCCGTTCGGATCGACAGTGATGAACACCGACTGGTTAGAGCCGATATTCGCCATCGCCGCCAATTGCGCCGCCGTAAAGGTCAGCGCGGCCCGACCACCCGCGAAGATGTTGGTGGACGACACATACTGCGTACCAGCCGCAGCGGTGCCGATGGTCATTGCGATCTGCGTTGCAGTGCCGCCGCCGACCGCCTCGTCCTGAACCATATCGACAAAAAAGTCGATGATCTGGGAAGAAGCAGGAAGCGTCACCGAAGCGCTGGTCGCGTCTCCCGATGCAGCGGTAGTGACAGTTGTGGTCTGACTTACGACAACGAATCCGCCGTCGGTGGTGTCAGTCAGCGTGTCCGAACCGGTTCGGAGAGTAGAGCCTATGTAGGTCTGTGCCATTGTCTTTCTCCTTTAAGGAGAGGGAGCCGAAGCCCCCTCTGTAGGTTTAGACGCCGGGAGTACCGTACATCGCACGAGGATCGGTGAAGCCGATGTCGTAACGCTCGGTGGCCTTGTAGCGCATCGAGTCGGTTTCGAAGTCGCCCTCCATCGTCTTTTCCAGACGACGGCGCATCATCAGTTTCATGCCCTCGGGCGCATCGGTCTGCACCCACCATGCGGTTGCGCTGGTCAGACGCGAGATCACAGCGGCACCCTCGTCCAGCAAGCCAATCGACTTGATGGGGTTGATGTCGTTGTTCGCGTTGCCAGCACGCAGCACGGACTTCAGGAGCACCTCGGCTTGGAAGACATTGCCGGGGGCCACCACCAGTTGGCGGGGCACCAGACGGATCTTCTTGCCGTTGTTGTCCACGGCCTGACGGATCTGGATGAGCATCTGCTCAAGCGAGGTCTGCGACAGGTTCGCGGCGGTGGTCAGCAGGTTGCTGAAGGTGCCGTTCACGATGGGGTGCGAGGCACTATTCAGTGCCACACCGTCACCACCGGGGTACGAGGCGTTGAATGCGCGGTTCAGCACATTGGCGGCCAGCGTTTCCTTGGTCTCGATCAGGGACTGAGCGAGGTGGCGGGCATACACCTGACCGATACGGATGTGGTCGCCGTCCTCAACCAGCACTTTGGTCAGGGCGAAGGCGAGGCCATACACCTTGTACACATAGCGCTTGAGGAACAGCACACCACCCTGCTGATAGGTCACCGGAGTGCCATCAGGCAGTTCCGGCGCAGCGCCGAAACCGTACAGGACGGGTTCTTCGTGGTAGTTGCGGGGAATGCCTTGCTGTTCGCGGAACACTCGGCTCCACTCATCAGCACGCTGGTCGTAAACGCCATCGAAGCATTCATTCAGGATTGGTTCAACGATTGACCGAAAGTCGGTACTACGCATCGGAGCGGCCATGATTCACCCCTTTCTTAGATGGCGTTAACGGACGCATTGAACTGCGACTCGTTGACAGTTACGCGAACAATCGTGAACGCATCGCCCCAATCGTTATCGGGGTACGGGGCCAGATCGCGAATCAGCATCTGTGCGCTGTTGCCCTGACCAGCCAAAGTGGTGGACAGAGTGCATTGCGACAGGCCGGTCGTGGTCGAGCCAGCGGTGGTGTTGCTCAGATCGGCCATGTCGCCGATAGAGGTCTGGGCCAGCGAGCCAGCAGCCTGAATTTCGTAAACGATGTTGGGGTCGTTGTAGAAATAGGCCACGCAAGAACCGGTCTGGTACGCCGTGGAAGCGGGCCAGTAGTTCGAGACGCGACGGCGGCCGGTGGTGTCAGTCCACTCCACGCCAGCGAAAGCGCCTTGGAAGGCATCGCCTGCTGCTGCGACAACGATGTTGCCGCTGGAGTTCAGTTTGACCGGTTGGCCCTTGAGGATGTCGGTGCTATAGCCCGACGCGATACCGTTGGCAAGCGCCTGAGCGCGATCCAAACCCGAGGGATGGAAAGCGGGGCGCAAACCGAACGGAGCATTGGTCGAAGACATTGTCTTACTCCTTGGTTGAAGTCCTTACCCGTGGAATACGGGCGTCGGAACGGATCGTTCGATTTCACCAAAGCCTTCGCCTTCAACTCTCCCCAGAGACCTGCCTGTGGAGTCACGAGCACCCTGAAGATTCTCCAGTTGGACTCGGATCTTTTCCGACTCCTCCATGGGCTTCTCATGGTGCATCTGCAACATGATGTCCTGATACATATCCATCGGGATTTTGAACAGGAGCATTTCGTTGCAGGCAATGAAACCAGCGTGTTCTCCAGCCTTTACGCGGAAATTCTCGAACCCGGGTATCTCTTCGGTTTTCACCGGTACATATCCGAGACGGATTCGCTTATCAATGCTGTCGTAACTGTTGGTCGTTGATAACCAGCAAAGGTGCCAGCCCGGCAATTCGGGCAACTTTGGTAGCGCACTTTGTGTCCACTCATCGCTCCACATCTTTCGACGCTCCTGCGCTGACATGAACTTCTCTTCAGGTGCCGCCCGGCTGGCGTCCTCACTGGCGCGAGTTTCGCGACCACCGGCGTTGAGAGATTTTTTGAGACGAGAATCCATGATGTTTACCCTCTATTGTTTCGTGCCTGCTCGGCGTAGCGTTTGATCATTCGGTTGCGTGACGCGGGGTCATCCCACAGTCCTGCATCCTTTATTGCCCGTACCATTTCAGGTTCGAGGACAAAGGTTTTCCCAGTTTGACCGGGAACCGATGATTCTCTACTTGAGCCGGTGACGAAACTTCGAGGTCTCCTTCGTGGTTGGTCGTCTTGTTCGTGAGTATAGCGATTCGGTAAACGAGCGTGCAAGCGTTTGTCAAACTCGTCCCAATACTCTTCGCTCGCGGGATCCCAGCCCTCGGAGGCCAGCCGGTTGTCGATCAACTTGGCGATCTGGCTGTCCTCGTCCCCACCGTTGGGGTCGTACCAAGGGTTGCGCTCCATCCACTGGTTGGCCAACTTGACCAAACGAGGATTGGCGGGGCCTGCGTCGTTGTTTGTGGCCTGCACGGCGCGTTGCTTGATGCCCTGCATGGCCTCGACCTTGCGGCGTGCCTCATACCAGCCTTCTTGGGCCTGCATGAAGGCCGCACCGTCGGAGTTGTCGGTGGCCTCGCGCATCTTGCGCTTGAAGAACTCAAGGCGGGCCTCCTCGTCGGAGATCGCCGAGTCGAGACGGGCCAGATCGGCGGTGTGCGTCTTGCGCTCCACCGCGGCCAGCCGCTCCATGAGTTCTTGGTTCTGCCGCGTGAGCAGGGTCAGGCGCTGATCCTTCTCTTCGTTGGTGCGCTTGATGTACTCTTTCTTGGCGCGGCGTCGTGCCCGGCGGGCGTCGCGGATAGCGTCGGTATCACCGGGCTGGTCTTCGTCACCAGAGTCGTCCTGAGCGGCCGCCTGACCGCCGTCGGCCATGTCCACGCCTTCCATGCCCTCGGGCAGTTCGACGATGACGGAGCCGTCCTTCTCTTCGGTGACCTCAAAGACCTCTTCTTTGGGTTTGGTTTCTGTGTTCATACGAATGCCTTCATCAAAAGCGGATTGCCAGTGACCTTCGCGATGATTTCGTGATCGTTTAGGATCATGAACAGCGCGGGATCTTCGTCATCCTCGCCGGGCACTTCGACCTCCCAGCGATCACCGCCCCACTTGGGGACGCGGATGTAGTCACCTGCCGAGCACCATGCGCCCTCAGGCCACGCGACCATCGTGTCGCGGTGCTTGAACGCCAATGGGCCGACCTCGATGACCTTGGCCACCATGTTGTTCCACTTCTCGGTTTCCTTGGTCTCTTCGACCAAGATAATCCCGGCACTCGTTGCCTTCTTTTTGGTGCGGCGCAACTGCACGAGAATGCGGCCGCCAAGAGGTTTCGCACCGGGGTCTACGCTCGGAAATGCCCAAGCCATCTCAGCGGCGTCAGCCGCTACCGGTTCATTCATCTTCATCGTCTTCCTTCATCAGGTTATTGAGTATTTCGAGGGCTTCTTCTAGTCCCTCGTTTCTTCCGACCAGCCGCTGATAGGTGTCCCAATTCGGCGCATTACCCTGCGCCAAGGACGAGGCAATTTGAGCCTGCGACGCCTTGATTCGGCCGATCAGATCGGAAATAGTTGCCATGAGTTTTTATTTGGGCTTCGCTTGCGAGAGACCTCCCTTCTGCGGTGCGGGCTGCTGGCCCTTAGGTTGCAGGGAAGTCCCGTCAAGTTTCTCGCCCATGGCGATGCGCTTGTGCATCGGGATCATCATGCTGTCTTGCGGTTTACTGGTAGCCATTTGAACCTCCGAGTTTGGATTGATAGTCAATGACGATACGCTCCTTGTCGTTCACAAGTCGCGCCGCATCTCTCGTCAGACGAGCCGTCTCGATGCGTTCCTTCAACTCCATGTCGCCCGTTGCGATGGCCAGCCGGAGTTCCATCTCCTCCATCTCACGCTGCTGGCGCTGCTGCAACTCGGCCATGTCCACCTGAATCTTGGCGGCCAATTCCTTGTCCTTGTGCTGCATCTCGGCCTGATCGCGGGCCTGACGGCGCTGGGTCTCGGCCATGCTGGTCTGTAGGAGCACCTGCGCGTCCGGCGTCATGTCGGGCTTGGGCTTGTACTTCTGCTGATCCTGAACCATCTTCTGGATCACCGGCAGGATGCCTTGCAGGGTCTGTTCGGCGTCCATCTCGGTGTGCTGGCTGGCCAGCGCGAACAACTTGTCCACATCCTTCGGATCGTCGAGCAGGTCGTAGTCGCCCAACTTCTGGCCCATGGCCTTCTGGACATACCCGTTCATGCGCGAGAGGTACCACAGCACGATGTGCTGCTTGATGTGCTCGATGGCCTTGGGGAGGAAGCCCGGGGCGATGAAGGGGTTGGCACCCAGCACCGGGTTCTTCGCAAAGTCGAGGTGGGCCTGAATGTGCCCGAGGTGATCCTGCTCGGGGTACGCGAACGCGGCCTGCCCAATGGACATGGCCACATTCTCGTTGGCCGCGTCCATCTTGGCCGGGGGCGGCACATCGGTCATCAGTTCGTTGATGCCCGGCACCTTGATCTGCTTGAGGAACCGCTGGATCACCGCCCGACGGTTGAACAGGTCGGGGTTCTTGTCCATGATGGCCATGACCGCTTGGGTCTGGGCCATGCGCTGGGTCTCGCTGAAGATGTGCGGGTCAGAGACCGGGATCACATCGGTGATGCGAGCGAAGTCCTCGCGCTTGACATCGAGGTCTTCCACCACCTCGGCACGCTTCATGTCGTCGAGGTACCAGCGGTTGATGCGCGACAGGATCCGCAGCACCCGGGCCTGAGACTTGTGCAGGCGGGCGTGGATCGAGGAAAACACCGCCGCGCCCTGCTCGATCAACGCCTGCGTAGTTCCCACCGGGGCCGTAGAACTGATGTCGGCGATCTTCTCTTCGCTGGTGGTCACCACACCCTTGGCGGCGTCGGTCAGCCAGCCTAGCAACTGGAACAGCACGGGGCTGGGCGGGTTGAACGGCATCGGCATGGCCAACTTGCGGACATCGTCCACGCCCGGGGCGGCTTCAATCTCGGCCACCTGCGTGACTTCGACCTGCTGAGACTGGCCCGAGACCTTCGCGCCCTTGAGTTTCAGGAGCGTCGCGGCGTTGTTGATGTGGGCAGAGTCCAGCAAGGCCCGCAAAGCGCCCGTAAGGGCCGCGGAAAGCCCTCCAATGAGGTGCGGCAGGCCCACGGCGTAGGCACCGCGCCACGGGATGAACTTGTACTCGACGATCCAGTCGAGTTTGGTCATCGTTTCGTCGCCGTCTTCCCAGTTTCGGTACAGACCCACCACCTCGGTGTTGATCTCGTCGATCATCAGGATGTACGGGGCCGGTTCACCCTTGGTGTAGGGGTCGTTTTCGATCTCCAGCCACGCATAGATGTGATAGACGCGGCGCAGACCGTCCTCGTTGTCGTTCGGAGACCGTCCTTCGATCTTGTCGGTGGCCTTTTGGGGGCCAGTCGGCTCGGGATCCATCGTCGCCCGCACGAAATCGGTGTCTCGGTACAGGCCAGAGGCGATTCGGGAGCGGAATTCCCACTCGGAGATGTCATCGACCTCGGTCACCCGGGGCGAGGTGTAGAAATTGGCCGCCGCGAAGGGCAAAAGCACATTGTCGATGGGCAAAAACTGGGCGCAGGGGCGCTTTTTCTTCTCGTCGTACCAGATCTTGAGGTACTGCGAGCCACCAAGCGGCAACTGGGTGAGCATTTGCTCCTGCTCGTCGCAGAATTCCTCGATCTGCTCCGACAACTGCCAGTTCATGTAGTCGCGCTTGCGCTCGGCAATCGCCACTTTCTCCTCATCGACATCGCCGAGGATCTTCGTGCGGGTCGGGCCGTCAGGCGGGAACAGTTCTTTGATGGCGCGGGCAGCGAAATCGACGCACGCCTCGGCCATCACGGGGTGAACCACCTTCGATGCGCCTTGGAAATTCGCGCCGCCGGGGGCGTCATTGCCCAAACCGGTGCGCTTGATGCCCTCTTCGTACTGCTTGTCGCGCTGCTTGCGGGCTTCCTTGTCCTTGTCGGCCAGTTCGATGAACCGCAGCGCCATGGTGCTGAGTTCGCCCAAGTCGAGGATGTCGGTATCGGCGAGGTTCTCGTAAAAATCCTTGCTGTCCATCGGCCCGGTGGTGTCCAGACGGACGCGAACAGACCCGTCGGGCAGTTCTTCGAGGTCGTCGTCGGTCAGTTCGAGTTCAACCTCCATGCCCTCTTCGCCCTCGGGCGGCTGCTCAGGCGACGCATCGTCGGGGATTCCCTCAACGAAGCGCCCAAACTCGGGGTCAATTGGCATCTGTGTGGCCATGTTCTGGTTCCTTTATTCGTTTGAGGCCATGGAAAGCCCACTGACGGGGGCGCTCTGCTGCTCCATGAGCATCATGATCACCTCTTCAGGGCTGACGCCCATCTCCCGCGCCATATCCAAGATCTGCATGGCCAGCATCTCGTCCTGTGACGGCTGTTGCGGCTGCTCGACGGCAGCCAGACCGCCCTCGTTGTAGCGCTTGGTCACCGAGCCGCCCTCCTTGCGAAGGTAGTCCTTGCCGCGCAGAACCTCCTGCATCACCTGCAAGGGGCTGCGGCCAGTCTGCTCGGCGGTGCGGCGGATCATGCGCTCAAGGTTGTCGATGTACAACTCCGGCTTGGTCTTGAGAGCCGTGACATCGGCAGACCCGTACCAGCCCAGCGCTTGGGCCTCGGCGGGGTCAATGCCGCGGCGCTTGGCCGCACGCTGCCAGAAGTCTTCGAAGCCCGCGTACTCAGACCCAGAAGGCGCAGCCTCCCAGAACCCGGGGCGCTCCTTGGCCTCCTTCAGAGACATCCGGCCCTCGGCGACATCCTTGCGCGGGAAGTGCGTGGCGATCACATTGCCCTCGTCGTCCTTCTCGACCAGTTTGGACGCCAGCCAGCGCGGGTCTCCGCGCTCGATGATCGGGCCTCGAACCGCATTCACATCCACGGTCACCGGCCGCAGGTTGCCCTGATAGTTCCGGTAGAAGGTGCCCAGTTTCCTGTCGGGCGGCAGCGCCCCCTCGATGTCGCCAGCGGCGATCTGCTTGCCGCGGCTGAAGATGTCGCCCTGCGCCAGCGATCCGTACCCGGGCGGCAGTTCAATCGGCGTGCCCTCGGGCATCGGCTCCTTGCCCCGGCGGATCTTGTTCGTCAGCAGGAAAGCGTCATCCGGCAGGCCGCCGGTCTGGCTCAGGTGCCACAGGTACGAACCCATGCGGTTCTGCTGATCAACCGGGTTGCGCTGGGACGCGGAGGCCATCTGCGCGAGGAAGGTGTCGAACTCCTTCTGGCTCAGGCCCGCGTCCATGGCCACCTGCCGCAGCGGCTCGGTGCCGTACCACTCCCGCATCCCCAACTCTTCACCCTTGGAGATCAGTTTGTCGGCCTTCTTGCGGGCGGTCGGGCTGTCGAGCAGGTCTTGCATCCGCTCGGTGTACTTGGGCGTCTTGCCTGCGGCCCGGGCCTTGTCCACGCTGGGCATCCGCGGCAGATCCACCTGCGGCACGCCGGGGGTGTACATCCCCTGCCCGCGGGGCATCAGCGGCAGTCCAGTGCCCTGCGGCGTGGTCATCGGGGGCGTCTTGGACTCCAGCACCTCACCCATCTTAGAAACCGATTGGCTTTCGATTGGCTTGGGAAACGGTTCTACCGCAGGCAGTTCGGCCGCTTTGGCAGGTTGCTGATCGGCCATGCCCAGCAGGCGCTTCAGGCGGTTCTTGGCGGCCTCTTTGGCCCCGGCGGGTACGGTGGGCATCAGCGCTTCCCCTTGACGGCGGATAGGCCGCCCTGCTTAAACGGTTGGACGGGCGTGGGCTTGTACATGATGGCCGTGCCCTGCTGCGGGTTCATCAGGCCCTCGTAGCCGTACTCCTTGGCCATGCGCTCCACATCGGTGAAGGCCTGAGACGGATCGGCCACGCCCTTGTTGTACTTGGCCGTGAACGGCGTGCGGTTGGCCTCGGCGGCCAGCGTGCGAAGCAGCAGGGGATCGGACGCAAGGTCGTACAGGCCCTCGCTGCGGGTGCCGTAGCGGAAGCGCCCCAGCCCCGGCTCGGGGCGCACTGTAGACGGGTCGCCGGTGTAGAAGTAGGATCGCTCCATCACCGGGTTGGCGGTTCCCGTGAGGCGCTCCATTTCCCGGCCCTTGATGCCGGTGCCGTACCGGGTCGGGTCGAGCATCTGGAGATCGGGCGAATGACTGAAGTGGGTCAGCATCTCCGAGGCCGCGGTGCCCGGCTCCGGCCGGATCAGGGGCTGGATGTACCCGGGCATCCCGCCGGTGTAGGCGGTCTCGATGAACTCAGGGGGCAGCAGCACGCTCTTCTGGGGCGCGAACTGGAAGCCTCCCCATGCCTCCCCCAGCAACTTGTCGATCTCGGCCACATCGGCCTTCTGGCCGCGTCGGCTGGCCTCGTAGCGGGCCTCGTTCAGGCGATTGATGCGGGACTTGATCTCGGCGTTGACCGGGGTGTAGTTGACGAAGGAGTTCTGGCCCCGGGTCTCGCTGGCCATGGCCATCCGCGCAAGGGGGGAGAACATCTGGGCGTGCGCCCCATAGGCGATCTCCTCACCCTTGGGGCCGAACGGGTTGCCATGGACGGCGTGCCCATAGAAGTCGTGAATGGCCCGGAACATCTCGTTGGTGTTCAGGCCAGACTCGGGATCAAGCGCGTTCAGGAAGTCGTGAGGGTCGCCGCCTTGGTAGACATACAGGTGCCGGTTGCCGTACACATCGCGCAGCATCTCGCCGCTGCTCTGGTAGTTGCCCTCCCCGGCGCGGTGGTAGGACATATTCACCGGCAGGGCGTGGAACTGGTCGGCGGTCTCTTTGGCCAACTGGCGGTAGGACGCCTCCAGCAACTGGTCGTAGTTCTGTGCGCCGGTGGCCTCGACCAGTTCGGGGTAGCGCTTGCCGTATGCCTCGAAGACCGAGCGCTTGTAGGCGTCGTCACCGTCGGCAGCCAGTTGGAAGGTGCGCCCGATGGCGGACTGCTTGGCAAGGCTTGAGGGAGGCATCTCGGGCAGGCTGTAGCCCTTGCCCCCGACGCGCTGGCTGTAGTCGTCGGCCGTGCGGTAGACGAAGTTCGACGGGTCTTTGATCAGTAGGCTGATCGCCTCGTCCGATACTGGTTGCGGAACATCGCCTCCACCTGATCCTGCGGCAGTGTCGGCTTGCCGTACTTCTTCTCGTACTCCCCGATCCTTTGGTCGAGCCGCTTGAGCAGATCTCGGTTTGACTCTGTAGAAGGGGCCTTCTTGGGCTGTTTCATATCGACTCTCCTTTATTTTTGGAACCTCAGGCGTGGCCATCGGCTTGAACTTCTCACCACGACGCATCGCCCGTGCAGCGCGGACGGTGCCTGCCGCCCCGGGGATCAGCCCCAGCGCAGCGAAGGTGCCCTCGACACCCGCACCCACCACATCGCCCTGCTTGGCCGCCTGCACCGCCTGCTCGCCGCCGCGCACGGCCTCCTGCGTTTGCAGGCCCGTGCCCAGAAACGGCACGAAGTCCGCCAGCCCAACATTGAGCGGCAGGTTACTGCTTGGGCCGCCCATGATCGTGTCAGCACGCTGGCGGGCTTTGTACCGGTTGACACCGAGTTTCTCTAGCCCGGCCTGCAAGCCTGACGCAAGGCGCTCGCGCACCGTCGGGTCATATGGCTTGATTTCACCGGTGATGGGTACATCAGCCATTAACTTCCCCTTGGTGAATCAATACCATCATCATAATCGCCGCGCACTGTCAAGTCCACCTACGGCTTGATGTAAGCCAGCGGCTCGTTGACGCGCATGACCGACTTCTCGGTGGCCTTGAGATCGTTCAGCACCTCGCGGGAGACCAGTTCGAGGTCGTGCTTGCGAAGATGGCCCTCGATGATGTTGACCCGCTCCACCGCCCACAGAATACGCGGGCTGCGGTGCAGGCGCAGGCGAAAGCGTGCGGAGAAGGTCTCGCACTTGGCGAAGTCGAACCATACCCAGATGGCCACGAACCCGCCCGGTGCCCCGTACAGGTTCAGGCCCAGCCTGAAGTAGTCGCCCTCTTTCTTGAAATGAATCATGGTGCCCTCCTCAAACGGCGTATGGGTTGATCCGGCGCGGCCTGCCGGTGTCGGCGTAGTCGTCCTCGTCCCAGTCCTCTTCGGGCGGGGGATCGACCTCCAGCCAGCCAGCGTCGCGCAGCCAGCGCAGGGCCTGCGAGGCGGTATCGACGAAGTCGTCGTGCGTGGTCTCGGGGAAGGCGCAGATCTGGCTCACGAAGCCCTCGGCCCAGTCCCTGACATACCCCTTGCGCTGGCTCGACTCGGGGATCCAGACCCGGCCGCGGGCGATGATGTGGGAGACGATGTTCAGGCGCTGCACCTTGTCGGCCTTGCCGGGGTTGTAGGCCATGACCGGCAGGTGCGCCCGCTGCAAGTCTTGGATCAGGCTGATGCCCGAGGACTTGTCCTCGATCAGGATCAGATCCACGCGCTTCTTCTCCTTGCCCTCGCCGAAGACCACGCCGTACTCCTCGACCACCTTGGGGCGCAGGTCGGGGTACTGGAGCCTGTCCTGCCACGCATCGATCAGCATGACCGACATCGGGCCATCCAGCGGCTTGAACACGCCCCAGACCGTGCAGGCCGTGGGATCGTTCTGGGTCTTCTCGGTGGCGGCGCAGTCGTAGGACTGGAGGATGTACTCGAACTTCGGGAAGGGCTTGCCATCGGGCCACAGGCGGAACCAGTCCCGCTTGACGATGCCGCCCTCCTCGGGGTCGATGATCTCGGCGTAGATCTCCTGCCGCCCCAACTTCGTGCCCTCGTAGGACAAGATCTGCTTTTTGAAGTTGTCGCTCAGGTTGGCCAAATTGGCGTAGGTCGAGGCCGTGGTCAGCACAACATCGTCACCCTCCCGGGCGATCAGTTCGAGGATCAGATCCTTGGGCTTGGGCGTCGTGGTGCAGATCAGGCGGGTCTTAAACCCCTCGCCGAGGGTCAGGCGCAGGCCGAACTGCATCATGTCCCATGCGTCTTGCAAGTACTCCCACGCGGCCAACTCGTCGCACCAGCCGCCATGGAACTGCGGGCCGCGGAAGCGCTCAGGCTCGCTGGCCGGGATACCCTTGATCAGGCTGCCGTTGACCAGCCGGAGTTCGTGCAGGGCCTTGTTGTAGTCCTCGATCAGGAACGCGGGGATCACCGACACCAGCCCGGAGTCGCCCTCGAAGCAGGTGCCGCGGACATCGGCGCTCGTGGGCGCTGCCACCAGCCAGCGGGTCTTGGGGTACTCCCACGCCCACCAGCCCAGTTGCTCGGCCGCAGTGCGGGTCTTCCCGGCTCCCCGACCGGCCAGCATCAGCCAGATCGACCACCAGTCCCCATGGGGCAGGGTCTGGTGCGGGAGGGCGTTGTGCTGCCATGTCAGCCGCCACGCGGTGGCGAGTTTCTTGTACGGCGGCAATTCCTTGAAGGCCGCCTGTACTTGGGGATCTGCCAGTTCAGCGAGATCCATTGGCCTGCCGTTTCAACTCGATGTTCTGGAGCAGGGCGGCCATCATCTTCTCGGCCTGCGACTCCACCTCGACCTTCAGCGGGTTCTCGGCGTCACCGGCCAGTTGCACCCGGTCGCCGAAGCGCTTGGGATCCCACTTGGCCAGCAGTTTCAGCCGGGTCTCGATCTGAAGTTTGCGGTGCCCCAGCATATCCTCCCGGGACAGCGCAATCGTTTCATTGCCCTTGTGGTCTACCGAGGTGGTCTCCTTGACCCCCAACTGCGGGGTGTCGGCAATGATCAGGCACTGCTCGGCCAGCGCGTCATATCCAATTTCGCGTGCGCGTGCGATGCTTGCGGAAAGGCCGACGCCGCCTCCAGCAGCAACAGCCTCGTCATCCCGATACATCCAGTCGTAGATGGTTCTCCATGCTGGGAACCCTTCCATGCGACAGATCTCTTGGAGGGGTACTCCTTCTGCGAGGAGGTTGCACATCTTCTGTGCGATCTCTGGGGTGTATTTGCTTGGGCGGCCGGTTTTCTTGGCCTCAAGGCTTTTGGGCGGGATTTCTGCGGGCGCGGCTGTCTCACCCTTGCTGGGGGCCGCTACGGCCTTGGTGGCCTTCTTCGCTGGCTTTCTCGGGGTTTCTGGCTTGGCCATATTCCTCTCCGGTTATTTTTGAACTGTCGCCAGTGTAAACCCTTTCGGTTTTCATTGGAGTTGGTGGCGCACTGGGTTCGGGGCTTATCGATTCCCTCCCAGTGCATTGACAATGAATACGGTACTCCGTCCATGCCCTGTCCCACCAACACGACTGGGGACTGAGGCGGGATTCGAACCCTTACCGGACTCCTCTCGGCTAGCCATAACGCCTGTCCGTTTGCCTTTCGACTTTCAGCGAGTCTCCTGAAGTGTGGCTGCACCCCCTCGCCTCTCAATCCCCATGCGTGTTGGCCCCCTCGCGGGGAAACCGATTCGCTTTCAGTTCGCCGGTGACTCGCTGCCCTCGATCAGATCGACCTGCTCGGGTGCGCGGTATTGCTCCACGGGCGTGCCCTTCTGAACCTCGGCCACCAGATCATCCTGCGATGCGACGCGCACCGTCAACATGGTATTGGCGACATGGCTCAGTGCCTGCTGGCGCAGGGCGGCCTTGATCAGTCGGGTCTTGCCGTCGGGCGTGCCGACGAGGTAAATGCGTTGCTGAGTTGCCATGGTTTTGCTTTTGTTTGAATAGGACAGATGTAATTCTAACGGATATCAGCAGATGTGAAAAGGCCCGGTTTGTGGCCGGGCCTCTGGTGTTGGTAGAGGGGCACCACCCCTTGCTTACCGAATCGGTTTTGGTTCGCTTTCAAATCGGTATAGGTTCGCTATCGATTCGCTTCAAAGTAGGCAAATCATAACGATAAAGGCCGTGAAGGCCAACCCTGCCAGTGTCTCGTCTACAACGAACTGGCGGCTGCGCTCGTAGTACCACTGCCGCTGGCTGGGCAGGTCTCGCATCATCTCGTCGATCTCTTGCTTGGTCATTCTTCACCCCCAATCCCGTGTGCGCGTTCGATGGCGCGGGCAAAGGCCGCGATGTCAGCAGCCAGTTTGGGTTCCGCTGCGGGATGGAACGGCCACAGCCCTTGATACTCGCGCCAAATCTCCTCATCCGTCAGCGGCTTGCACTGCGGTGGGTGGGTGTAGAGGGGTATCTTCCACTTCAGGCTTTGCGGAGGAAACTGAAACCGCATTGTTGTGTTCATCCTGATTGAACCGTATGGCGATTCCAGCCACGCCACCGGCTGCTCCGGC